GTTCCCCGGGATCGCTCCGGGGAACCACCACGACACAAGCCCGTGCGACACAATCTACAACTGCCTCGCGCATGCTGCCGCTGATCAGACCCAGTGGTGGGAGCCGGTCAGCTTGCCCGGGCGCCGTCGTAGTTCAAGCTCTTCCCGATGCGTGACCATGCGGGTTCGCGCCAGCTCGGGGTTGTCGATCGTCCATTGGACGGCCGGCGGGATCGGCGGCGCCTCGGGCGCCCGCGTTCGGAGCTTCTCCCCCAGATCCTTGATATGGCTCCGGTCGTTGTTGCACTTCCGGTGGGCGAGGACGCAGTTGCTCGGCTGTTTGGTGCCGCCCACCGAGACGTCGATCAGATGCTCGACTGTGGCGCGCCAGCGACTCGACCAGATTATCGCGTGCGCCGGCCGGATGAACTCCATCTCCGTTCCGCAGTAGAAGCACCCATCACCGTCGCGGGCCCGCAGCCTCACGACCAGCTTCTGAGTCCGCTGACTGTCAGGCACCGCGCCCCGCCAGGTCGCGCTCGACGATGACGCGGCAGACCCCGCTCACCGTGCCGGGCCAGCCGGGCTTGCTGGCCAGCTGGCGGGCGACCACCGCCTGGGACTCGTCCAGGCGAAACGTGACCTCGGTGTAGGGCGTGGTCCGCTTCGGCCGGCCAGGCCCGCGCTCCGGCCCCCAGGGATTGTGCTTGGTCATCCGATCCCTACCGCGCGCTCGATCGCCTGGCGCTTCATCCGGCGCCAGACCAGATTCTCGAAGCGCCAATAGCGCCGCCCCTGCCGCCCATACTTCCGGCCGATCCGGACCCGCAGCGCCTTCAGCTCCGAGTCGACGAGGCGCCAATGCGTGCCGCAGACCCACTCCCAGCCGGCGGCGAAACGACGGGTCCAGTGCGCGCACCCAGGGACGACGCAGCGGGTCACGGGGTTATCAGGCACTCTCGGCGCTCAGATACTCGGGCGGGACCTGGCACCCATCCCGGCCGGGCTTCGGGCCCCATGCGTCCTCATCCCAGGCCATGTTGCGCTCCCAGCGGTTCATCCGGCCGGGCCAAGGCGACCAACCTTCGATCTGGATCACCGCCGCCTTGGCATCCTGTCCATAGGTACCCTCACGGAGCCGTGTGAAGGACTTGGCCTGGCAGACGAAATCCAGGTCTGCCTTCCACGGCGCCTCACCGTTCCGACCCGGACGCTGCCCGCGACAGAGCCGCGAGGCCTCGACGGCGGCGATCGCCTCCCTCCAGCCCACGAGGCCGAAACCCTCCTTCAGCCGCTTCTCGATCGCCCGCCGCCGGGCATCCGAGATCGTCTTGGCCAGCGGGAGATCGCAGCGCTCCGCCATGGCGTTCCAGATCGCCACCGCTTCCTTGACCTCTTCCGAGACCGGCCGTTGCCCCCTGGGGGGTTGGGGGGACTCTTCTTCTTTCTCTGAGTCTTTATCTAGCTGCACCAAATCTGGCTTCGCGTTGCGAATCCGGTGCTTAGCAGGACCCCCGAGCTTGCCGTTTTGGCTCATCTTCTCAGCTTTCACCATCCGGCGGCTGTAGATTACGCCTTTGCCTGTGACGCTCAGGACCCCGGCGGCCTTCAGTTCATCGAACCAGGCCTTCACCTCCACACTCGCGGCGCCGACTTTCTTCGCCAGCAGGCCGAAGGTCGGGGGCTTGCCGCTCAACAGCACGTACCCGCCGTGCCGGGAGGCGATGCAGAGGAGCCGCATCCAGAAGCCCTGTGCGGCCATGCTGCAGGAGAAGAGTTCGTCATCGGTCTCCCAGGCGTCCCAGGAGAACTTGGCCCAAGGCAAGCGACCGCTCATTCACCAATCCCTTATGAAGTCGAAGGCGGGGTCGTAGAACTGCTTCTCGGAGCCGATCGCGCCCTGGCGGTTCTTCGCGATCGCGACGTCGAGATCCCGCTCCACTAGGCCAAGCTGGGTCTCCCACTCGGTGTGCTTGGTTGTGCCCTTGTCGGGCTCGGCACGCTCCAGGTAGTAGGCCTCGCGATAGGGGAAGAGGACCACATCGGCGTCCTGCTCGATCGAGCCCGACTCGCGCAGGTCGGCCAACGTCGGGCGCTTGTTGTCCCGGCTCTCCAGCGAGCGGTTCAGCTGCGAGAGCAGCACCACGCAGATGTGGGCCTCCTTCGCCAAGGTCTTGAGCGCCTGGGTGATGTCGCCGATCAGGGCGGCGTCGGTCCGGCCCTTGCCGTCGCCTCGCCGCATCAGCTGCAGGTAGTCGATCGCGATCGCGCGCAGGTTCCCCCGCCCCTTGAGCCGCCAGACGGCCCGGCGGATCTCCTGGACCGACAGGTGCGGGCGGTCGTCGATCATCAGGTTCTCCGGCATCTCCAGCGCGCGCCCACGCAACTGGGCGAGATCGGTCAGCTGCACCTTGGCCCGGGTGAGCTTGTGGGTCTCGATCGCATCGAACTCGCCGCGCGTCGACGCTGAGATCGCCCGCTCCATCAGCGCGCGGGTCGGCATCTCCAGCGAGAACATCCCGAAGAGATCACCGGGATTGCGGGCGGCCGCGCCGAAGAGGGCCGAGCGCGCGACCGCCGTGTTGTGCGTCGGAATATAGTCGTCGGTGATGTAGAGGCGTGCCGGATGCGTGACCGCAATGCACTGGGTAGCTCCCAGGCGGGAATGCTCAACACCGATGATTGTGAGTCGCCGAGGACGTTGCCTGTGTCGGGTGCGCTCCAACTTGCGATCAAGCGAGAAGAGGATTTCCCCCAGCCTGATGCTGAGAACGAAGGAGAGCAGCCCCGGACGCGGCTGACCATCCGCAGCTGTCCAAACGGGATGCTTGGAGCTTCGGGAACACACGCCCCCGAGTGAGCGGACCAACGCTTGCACGTCATGCGCAAGTCGTGGACTGGATGTCGCGAAACGAACAGCGCCGAACGTCTCGGCCCAGCCATCGGTATCCAGTAATCCTTGAAGCAGCGCGAGCCGAGAAGACTTCGAGGCGCGCAGATAGACGGCAGGGATGAATTTGTTTTCGCTATCCAATCCCCAGAGACCTAGTTCTCGCAGTGCTGACCGAAGAACAACCGTGGCCCCCTTGCGGGCTCCGGGTCCAACAAGCCGCCAATCATAGCCGCCGGCCGCCCGTGCCTCGGTCCCGGTGGCCAAGGCTATCCGCTCGACCATCTCGGTATCAGCCGTCGAGAAGCGCAGACCACTCCTGCCAAGCTCGCCGTCGCCCAAAAGTGCGCCGAGAGCCCACGGCTCAATTGGAAGCTCCTCCGATCCGCCGAAATCGCCGCTGAACGGAGCGATCCACAAGCGACGGCGATAGCGCTTGCGGGCGAGCAACACATTTAGCTGCGCCGTCGAGATCACGCGAGAATCTGCCCAGCGCGATGAGCCTACGCGCCAAAGGTGTTCGGCACAGCATTCCGTCGAGCGACCATCGGAGAACCTGACCCGAAAAACGTCACGAAGACCTTGCGGAAATATGCCCCCCACACGAGAGGGTCGCCCATCGATCGACGCGAGACTATCGCCAAGCCGCAAATCACCCATCTGACGCCAGCGACCATCAGCGAGCAGAACTTGCGCGTCGAGCGGTTGCGCCTTGCCCATGCTCGTCCGACCGCCGATCACCACCAGCCATGTCGGGATCAAACCGCCAAGCCGGTCGAAGCAGGTCAGGCCCGTCTGGGCGCCCTTCGGCCGGCCCGTCATCACCTCGGCCTCGACTTGATCGAGGGTGGCAATCCCCGCGCTTCGAGCCGTCACCAGCGGCGCGGGCTCGACGGCCGAGAGACGCACCGTCATCAGCTCGGCCTCCATGCGGTCGAGCAGCTCGGTGGATTTGGTCGCGCCCTGGCGCGCGGCCGCGGCGAGATCGAGCGCTAGCTCGATCAGGCGGCGCTTGTTGTGGAGATCGACCACGTGGGCGGCATAGGCCGGCGCCTTGACGGCCGGCGGCGCGCGATCGATCAAGTCGGCGAGGTAGCGGAGCCCGCCCAAATCGTTGAACGCCTGATCGCGCCGGAACTCCTCGGCGAGAAGCGTCGGATCTGGCTGGTCACCAGCCTGATAGGTCTCGGCGAAGGCCTTGAAGAGCCGGCCGTGGAAGGGCTCGTAGAAGTGGCCCGGTAGCAGCTCGACCTCGATCAGGTCCAGGGCCTGGGGTTCGTAGAGGAGGGCGCCGAGGAGCGCCTGCTCGGCCTCGACGCTCGATGGGAGCGGGTCCAGTTGGTCCCGGGGGTCTACGTAGACTTCCGCTACCGACATGCGCCGGCGCTCTTGAAAACGTCATGGCGCGCGGATAGATTCAGCCTCAAGCGATGGCCTCCTGCCTCCCTCAGAATCAGAGGCTATCGTGCGGCGGTGCGGGGCTTGCGACCCCCCCGCCGCTGCCGTTTCTGGGACCGACTCACGGCGACGGTCAAGCGCCTGTCAAGGCCCCGGGCCGGCCGGTTGTCCACACCCCTCCGGATCCCGATGCGGCCGAATCTACCGGTGGCCTTGGTAGAGTTTCTCAGGCCCTAGCGCTTGCGGCGCCGGGCGGGTTTTCATCCACAGATTCGTGATCGAAAAGATCGGCCTCGTTCCCCCAGGCGGTGAAACCCGCTCGGCTCTCCCGGGCGAACATCTCCAGGCGGGGACCGGGGGCGTAGCGGACGATCTCCTCGAAGGCGATGTCGGGCTTGCGCGAGTGCTCCCGGCGCGGCGCGAGGATCACCTCCCGGACGTTGGCCGCCAGGCGCCGGGGTTTGCCCCGCCGGCCTAGCAGAACGAACTCGGCATTCTTGCGGGTGGTGAGGCCGAGGCCGGTGTGGAGGAGCGAGGGCAAATCCGCCAAGCTTACCATCCGCTCCGCGTCAGCGTCGCAGGCGCGCTTCCGCAGCTTGATCCAGACGAACCCCATGCCGGAGTAGACGAACCCCCAGGCGCCCATGACGCGCAGCGCGTGCGGCAGGCAAGGCCCAGTGGCCCAGAGGAAGAGGTGGCAATCTGGGGCCACGATGTCTTGGACCGGGAGGCCGAGGATCTCCGGCATCGTCATCACGCTGTAGTGTTTTTCCGGCGACCTGGCATTCATCACCAGCGCCGGATGACGCGACCAGCTGATGAACTTCCACGGCGGATCCGCGACCACGCAAGCGAACGGCCCGGCTGGCAGGGTCACTCGCACACGAGACCGTCGCGCATCCGGATCCAGTCATAGTTCGGCGCCGCGATCCCGAACCGCTCCGCATAGGCGGGGTAGGAGCGGATGCAGTGGTCGTGGCAGTAGGGATACCCCTCGACCGCCAGCGCCGCGCAGCTCGGCGGATCGGACGAGCGAACCTGCGGCCACTTGCACGGGTGATCCGACAGCTCGACGTGGCGTTTGGGTTTGACCCGGATGTTCACAGCATCCCCCCTCTCGATAGCGACGCGAGCTCGTCCCACCGGGCGAAGTGCGGCGAGCGCTCGCGGCCCAGGGCCGCCTTCCAGACCCCGGCCCCATCGGCGGCGTCCCAACGGCCGCCCGCCTGGGTCTCGGGGAGCACGATCCCGCAGCCCAGCGCCGCCCGCACCGCCGCCTCCTTGTTCATCCGCGTCCGCTCCGCCGGGCGCCGGCCGCGTGGATGCCGGATTCGCCCGCCCCAGCCAAGCTTCACTTCATCCTGCGGGATCAATTCCGAGCGAACCCCCAGGGTCTCGGCCAGGGTCTGGAGCAGGAAGGTGAGGCCGCAGAGCGGATAGACGGTCGCGAAGGCGTCGTGGGGGGTGAGGAAGGGCGACTCGATCCACCAGGCCTCGGCGGGGAAGCGGCGATGCAGCGCCAGCACGAGGTTCTTGAACTCGACCCCGAGCTGGCCGGCGGTCTCCCGCTGGACGAGCCGGAACGCCCCGGCGGCTGGAACCGTGTCACCCGCGCCCGCGCACCACCCGCAGCGGTGCGTCCCCAGGTCCCAGCCCACCAGCGTCACCGGACGTCGGCCATCGTGAGGGCCGGGAGGCCGGTCCGGTCCCGATACTTGTTCACCAGGTCGAGGATCTTCTTCGGCGTCATCGACTCGCCGTTCATCGTCCACAGCCCGCCGGGGTGCCGGGTCGCGGCGTGGCCCTTGCGTCGAAGATATTCCACCATGTCGAGCCCGCCATCGCCGTGCCCGTCCTCGATCGCCGGCTTAGGCGCCAGAGCTGGCGGAGCTGGCGGAGGAGGCGGGGGCGGAGGCGGAGGTGATGGACGCGGTTCAGGAGCCGGCGCAGGGGGAGGCCGCGGAGGCGAGGCCGGCGCCACCTCCGCTCGGGGCTGTGGGCTCGTGGTGATCTCCTCTTTGGCCGCGACGCCCCAAGACGAGGGCAAGCGAAAGACCACGGTGCCGGGCCCGATCCCATCCTTGACGATCACGCATTCGCTCATCGGCTGACTGGGCCGGCCTGGCGGAACACCGGGCGGCACGGGCGCGCGCAGCATCATGGCGGTCCGCATCCACCAGCCGAGCGCCTCGCCGTCCGGCCCGAACTCGAACTTCACGCACTGGCCGCCGTCGTGAAAGACGTCGACCCGGGCCGGCGAGCCGCGCTTGAGCCCCATCTCGGTCACGAGCGAGAGCGCGAGGGAGAACTGGCAGACCCCCGACCCGTCGGGACGGCGGATCAGCTTCGCGCTCACCACCGCCCGCCCTCGAACGGCCCGGGGCACCACGGGCAATTTCGTCCACGTCATCGCGGCTCCCGCTCGCTACGTCAGCAGCGGGTCTTTCTCACCTGCCTTCGCGTCGCCGTCCTGGGCGCCCTTCTCGGCGTCCTTCTGACCCTTGGCCGCCCGGGCTTCATCGATCGTCGTGCCCTTGCCCTGATCGGGCTTGCCCCCGGCCTCGGCCTTGCCCCAGGCGCTATACTCGGCGCCGGCGGCCCGGCGATCCAACCAGGCCTTGTGGAGGTGCGGCGGGCAGGGATCCGGCGGCTTCGCGATGTCGCCGCGGATGCCGGCCTGATAGCCCTGGTCGCCCCAATAGGCCTCGTCGCGCTCTTCGTCGGACCCGAAGTCCAGCTGGCCCTGCGCGGCCGCGACCGGGAGACCGAGGGTCTTGAAGATGAAGAACTCCTCGTCCGCCTGGGCCTGCTGTTCGCGGCGGGCGGTGGGCTGGCGCTCGGCCTTCAGGGCCTTGTCGAGCGTCTTGAGCGTGAAGCCCAGGACCTCGGCCTTGTTGCGGATGACCGCGTAGCTCTGCTCGGCCTTCTTCACGAGGGCCTTCGCGGCCTCGACGGCATCGAGGCCTGGCCGCATCTCGGCCATGAGCGCGAGAAGATCGGCCTCGCGCGCCTTGCTGTTGTGGCCCGGGGCCACGGTGTCCTTAGGCATCTGATTCTCCGATGATCTTGGTGAGGGTGTCCTCGAGCTGGCCGAGCTTCGTGCTCGTGTGCCCGGTGCCCCGCACCCAGCGCCGCCAGGTCGACCAGGAGACCCCGGAGCGCTGCAGGACGAGGGCGATCGGGACGCCGGCGCGAAAGGCGCGGTCGGCGAGGTTCGCCACGTCGGGATGCGGTCGAATGAACGGCACAGGGGGAGGCTGGAGTGCTTCGCCAGGATTGGCAACCCACTTGCAAAGCTGACCGAACCATGGCCAAATCGGCGGGTCGGAAGGAAGTCTACAATGGGTCTGCCCCGCAGCCTCAAGGGCCGCGTGATCTTCACCCTGGGCCTGGTCGCCGCAACCCTCGTGGTCGCGGTCCCCCTGGGCGTGCCGCCGGGCGTCTGGATGGCCGTGATGGCAACGCCGGCGGTCTTCCTCGGGGCCTGGTGCGGCAACGGCCGCACGCGCCGGGACCCCTGAAGTGGCCGACATCGTGTTCACCTGGGACCAGGATCTGCCGGACGGAGTCTATCTCGGGCTCAGTCACCTGCGCTATTTCGGCCAGCGCGCCATGGGCAGTTCCGACTGGATCAAGCTCGATCAGCGAGGACTCGGGTGGTGGTGGTCTAGCCACTTCAACCGCCGGCGCCGAGTGCCCAAGTCCACGAAGGCCCAGCTCTACGGCTCGGCGCTCCACGTCATCGTCCTCGAGGGCGTCGAGGCCTACGAGCGCACCTTTGCGATCGAGCCCGCGCGCCAGGACTACGAGGGGCTCGTCGACACGATCGACGAGATGCGGGAGGCGCTCGGCGAGGCCGGGTTCGTCGTCCCGCCTAAGGGCCGGCTCGACAAAGCAGGGTGGGCGGGACTGATGCTCGATATGGCGCCCGAGGTCCCGTGCTGGCACAACATCATGGAGGAGTTCGCCGCGCAGGCGGGCGAACGCGAGCGCATCGACGCGACCGAGGACTACGAGCTCCGCTTCCTCCGCGAGATGGCGATCTCCCCGGACCGGAACGACAACGAGGAGGTTCGGCGCCTGCTCGCGGATAACGAGGACCACCCGCCGCTGGCCGAGGTCTCGGTCTTCGCGACGATCAACGGCGTGCGCCGGCGCTGGCGCTTCGACCGCCTCTTCCCCGGGGTTACGATGGACCTCAAGTCTCTCGGCGCCTGGGCGGGCCGGCCGCTGGAGTGGGAGGCGGGGGACGTGATGGCGAAGCGCCGCTGGTCTATCCAGCGCGCCGACTACGACATCGGCCGCGCGATGGCCTACGACCTCATCCGGGCCGGCAAGCTCTTCGGCGGCACCCTGGAACAGCGCCGCTACCTGGAGCGGCTGGTCGAGGAGAACCCGACCTGGGACTGGCTCTGGTGCGTGTACGAGAAGCCCGACTCCGTGCGCGGGACTGCGCCGGTCTTCATGCCGATCTGGGACGACCAATGGTCGGATCTCCACAACGCCGGCCAGGCGAAGCTCGACAACGCGATCCGGCTCTACCGCCATGCGGTCGCGGCCTACGGGCTCGACGAGCCCTGGGGCCGGGTCGAGCGCCTCCACTACACGAACGAACGCCCGGGCCGGGGTGGGGCTACGCTGCCGCGCGTCTTCATCCCCGCCTATGCTTTCGACACCGACGCGCCGGCCGAGGCGGGCGCCTATGAGAAGGAAGAGGCGGGCGCCCCATGAGCCCAAAGGTCACACCCAGGGACGCGATGGAGCTCCTCGAACAGGTGAAAACCCTCGTCGACGAACGTGGGGGCAATTTCGCCGACCTCTGCGCCCTGCTCTCGACCGCCTATGCGCTCGCGGTCGTCGAAGCGGCGAAGAGCCTCGGGGCCGATCGGGTGATCACCCACGTACGCCGCGATACCGACATCGTGATCGAGAGCATCCGGAAGGCGACCGACGAGGAGCCAGGGACATGACGGACGAGCACAATCCCCGCGCCGAGATCGGAGGCAATCAGCCGCCGGCGAACGAGTTCGAGGAGCGCCTCGAGGCGCAGAACGAGGGCCTGCTCGATCTCGAAATGGACCTGGAGCTCAAGAGCGGGAAGCTGCCCCACGAGGTCCAGTCGGACGAGGACGCGGCGGCGATCACCCGCTGGGTCACCCAGGCGCGCGACGTCGCCCGCGACGTCGAGGCGAGCCGCGTCGAGACCAAGGCGCCCTACCTGGAACGCGAGAAGCAGATCGACGGCTGGTTCGGGCGCTTCAAGGCCCGGCTCCTCGCCAAGGCGAAGGAGATCGAGCAGCGCTCGACCCCCTACCTCCAGGCCAAGCTAGCCCGCGAGGAAGCCGAAGCCCGCGCCAGGGCGGCGGCGGCGCGCGAAGCGGCCCAACGGCGGGAGGCCGAGGCCCAGGAGGCCAGGCGCGCCGAACAGGCCGCCGCCGAGGCTCGCCGGCGTCAGGAGGAGGAGGTCAGGGCCGCAGCGCGGAAGAGCGAGATCGAAGCCGCCGCGGCAGAGCGCCGGCTGCGCGAGGCGGCCGCGGCGGAGGCGGCGGCCGCGAAAGCCCGGGAGACGGCCGACACCTCTCACCGCATGGCCGCGATGGCGGAGGAGCGGGCGGAGAAGCGGGCGGAAAACCCAGGCCGGCTCGGCAAGGCGGCGGGCGGCGGGGGCAACGCGCGCGTGGTCATGGTCCCGGGTTTCCGGATCGTCTCGATGCCGAAGCTGATGCAGAGCATGGGCCCTCTGAACTCCTACATGGACCAGCCCCTGATCGACCGCGCGCTCGGCCGTTGGTGCAAAGACCCTAACCGAGGGGAAATTCCCGGCGTAGAATATCTAGAGACCCCGGAAACAAAGACTTCGGCCACCCGGCCGGGCCACTACGTGAGCGAGCGCGATGGCTGAGATCGGAGGATATACGGTCGAGGTCGAGATCGTCGACAAGGCCGGCGACGTCATCGGCACGATCACCTGCAAGGGCGGTCGGCCAGATCACCAAGCCAGGATCGACGTCTCAGGTTTCGTCGCGAACGAGCCGCTGGATTACGTCTGGGGGTTTTTCGAGGTGCTCGCAAAGGACATCCGCGAAAGCGGACACCCAGAGCGGAGCGACGCATGACCGCCCGCGATCTCTTGGAGAAGAGGATCAACGAGATTCTCGACGGCTTCGTGGGCCAACCCCTCACGACCGAGACCCGTGAGGCGATCATGGCCCAGATGCTCGCCGATACGTCGGGTCTCGCGAAAATCATGGACGGCCTCGTGCCCAGCGGCGAAGGCGGATCATTTGATGATCAGATCGCCTTCGCGAAGATTTTCTACATCGGCACGAAACGCCGCCCGCAACGCATAGCCGAGATGCCGAACGGCCACCTTCACAACGCGCGCGACAAGCTCAAGCGCGAGCGTTGCGGTGGTCTCCTGGCCTTTACGATCTTGGCCATGGATGCAGAGATCAGCCGGCGCGAGACCGCGCGGGCACAAGAAGGAAAACACGATGGCTGACGACCAAGGCGGTGATCCCAGGGATGCGGCCCCGCTGGAAGGCGAGGTGCGGACACGCGAGGAGATGCGGCAGGAGATCACCCCGATCGACACGAGCGTGATCGGGGGGCTGACCAGGGCCGAGATCGACGTCCAGATCGCGACCGCCCATAAGTACCGGCGCTCCATCACCACGGTGCAGCGGCAGATCGAGAGCTTCGCGACCCTCGACGTCGAGACGGCGACGAGCTGCTTTTTCCGCAAGCCCCAACGGGAGAAGAAGAAGAACCCCCAGACTGGCAAGGAGGAGTGGGTCGACGGCTACATCGAGGGCCCGAGCATCCGCTTCGCCGAGATCGTCATGCAGGCGTGGGGCAACGGCCGCGTCGCTTCGCGGGTGACCGACCAGACCGAGACCGAGATCGAGGCCACGGGCATCTTCCACGACCTCGAGTCCAACGTCGCCTGGGCGAAGTCCGTCCGGGTCTCGATCCTGGGCGCGAACGGCCGGAAGTTCCCCGGCCACCTCATCACCACCCTGGGGAACGCCGCCGCCTCGAAGGCGATCCGGAACGCGATCTACGCCGGCGTGCCGCGCGGGATCTGGAACCGCGGCTACCGAGCGGCGCTCGCGGCCGCGAAGGGCGACGCCAAGACGCTCCCGGAGCGGCGCAAGGCCATGTTCGCCAAGGCGGCGGAGGAGAACATCACCCCGGCGGAAATCTTCGCCATGCTGGGCGTGAAGGGCGAGGCGGACATCGGGATCGACCAACTCTTCGACGCCGCCGCGCTCCTGACCGCGATCCGGGACGGGGAGGCGACGATCGAGGAGCTGATCGCGCTCAAGCAGCCGGTGGTCGACGAGCGCGGGCTTAGCGAGGCGTTCGGCAAGCAGGCGCCGCCGCCGACGGGAGCTGCGGATAACCGTCGGAAAACCGACGATAAACCGGCCAAGGAGTCGCCCAAATCCCCTCCCCCGCCGCCGGCGAGCAAAGCTGCCCCCACTGCGGAGACCGCCAAGCCTACGTCGGACTCTGCCACCGCTGCGTCTGGGGCTTCGCCGGCGGAGACCTCTGGCCCGAAAGAGCCCGAGAAGCCGTCCGGCGATGGCGGGAAGGATGACTTGGCGCAGGAGCGCCAGCGCGCAGATCAGGCCAACGATGCCGCGCAGGCGGCCGCACAGGGCAAGGTCGTGGACTTCCCGGGTGACCGCAAGGCGCCGGAGCCGGCCCACGATCCCGAGACGGGCGAGGTCCAGGAGTCTCCTGAGATCGACCCCGCGCCCTTCAATGCCTTCGCGGACCAGGTGACGAACACCGGCGACTGGCCGACGCTCAAGGGGCTCACGAGCGCCTTCCGCCGCACGCCCGCGATGGCCGGCGCGCCGCTGGACCTGCAACGGCAGGCGATGGTGCTGGCGCTCAATCACGTGAGGAAGAACGAGTGGCCGATCCCCGAGGGCGACGTCGAGTTCTACCGCCTCTGGCTCAACGAGGTGGTGGACCGGACCCTCGCGGGCGACGAGGGCGCGCGGGGCGAGGTCCGGCCGGCCTTCCGAAAGATCATGCGGGCCGCGTCCGGGGAATACAACGCCCTCCCCTCGACTGAGAAGGACGCGGTGGTCGAGGAGACCAACCGGACGGCGGAGGACTGACGATGAAGCTCACGATCGAACCGACCTCGCAACTCGTCTCGCTGGAGATCGACGGGCGCGAGGTCCCAGCCCGGCTCTGGCAGGGCTTCGATGACCAGGGCGTGGCTGTGGACTGCTTCATCACCCGGGTCGCAGTGCACGAGAGCTTCCCGGCCGAGGTCCACGAACGCTTCGGCCGGGAGCTGCGCGAGTGCCCCAAGGCCCAGCCCGCGCGCTTCTGGCCGCTGCGGATGTTCCTGCCGTGATCTGATGGAAGACGCCCAAACCCACAGCCGGCTCGCCCTCCAGAACAGGCGCCAGCTCGCCCTCATCTCCGACCTCGACGCCCTCAAGGACGTCGCGGAGGCGATCGAGTTGGCGATCACGAAGATCGAGACCGACCTGGAGTTCAGGGACGACGAGGAGTGGCAGGCCCGGGCCAGGGGCGCGCTCGGCCGCCACCGCTTCGCTCTCCGCTTGGTCAAGCGTCGCGAATGGGAGGTCCGCTCCGCCCTGCCGCGCAACGCGGCGCCGCAGCGATCGCCCAACGAGAACGACGCGCGGACGAACGCCTGCCTGGAGCAGCGCCCAGAGATCGACTTCCGCGCGCTCAAAACCGTCGAGGACGCGGATGCGGCGTTCGCGCACATCAGCGCCCACCTCCATGCCGTGTCGGACAACCGGGACGACGAGATCGCCCTCCCAGCGGGCGACCGCGACGAGGGCTTCCTCGCCAAGACCGGGGGATTGATCCGACACCTCAAGATGCTGCGCCAGCAAATCCAGAACCGCCGGGGCGAGCTCGCCAGAGCGGCCAAGGCCGCGGAGTTGCGTCGACAGGAGGCGGTCCGGGAGCGCCTTTTCATCCAGGCGGCGCGCCAGTTGCTCGACAAGGAAACCTACCAGCGCCTCTGGGCCTGGGTCGACCAGGAGCAACGCTACGGCGCCAGCGTCGAACACGTGGAGGAACAGCAGGCATGAGCGGCGAACGACTCCAACTCCTCCCCCCAGAAGACCCCCTGGCCGACCGCCTGATCGCGCACGGGCGCTGCGAGGGCGCGCTCGCACTTCTGGAGGACTTCTGGAAGAGCAACGCCAACGTGAGCGTGAGCAGCTGGGAAGACTCCTACAAGGCGTGGCGCGAGAAGGTGCGCCAGGCCCTCGTCACCGCTGGGCTGATCTTCCCGGGGAGCAGCGGCTGATGACCGAGTTCCCCGCCATCTCGCTCTGGCAACCCTGGGCCAGCCTCCTCTTCGCCAAGCGCGCCGACGGCCAAGCGGTGAAGGTCCACGAGACCCGCAACCGCCCGGTCCCGCCGAAGTATCTCGGCCAGCGGATCCTCATCCACGCGACCCGCCAGCCGATCGTCGAGGCGAAGCTCCATCCGCTCCTCCGCGAGCGCTGCATCGAGCACCTCGGCCCCAGCTTCGCCCGCGACGTGCCCTTCGGGGCCTTCATCGGCACGGTGCTGATCGAGGACTGCACCCTCATGGCGATGAACGGCCACGGAGAACCGCTCGTCCTCCCCGCCCACGTCGACGACGAGGTCTGCGGCTACTGGGAAGAGGGCCGCTGGGCTTGGCGCTTCGCCGACCCGCAGGAGTTCCGCACGCCGATCGAGGCCCCGGGCTATCAGGGATGGTTCACGGCCAGGATCCCGGAGATGGCTTGATGAGCAGGATTCTCGCCAAGTGCCGTTTACAGGGCACCGGCTTCGATACCGTGCTGGATCCTCACCCGAAGTTGGAGGACCTAGATCGTCTGGCTGATGTGATCTTCTGGCATGAGGGCGATGAATATCGCCAACTTATTGCCGACTGGGCCGCCGCCCAGGCTGCGGACGCGTCCTGATGGACCCCTACCCGATCCCCAGCGACGCGCTCGACGACCGCCTGGGGATCGTCGGGACTTCGGGCGCGGGCAAGACCTACACCGCGATGGGCGCGGTCGAGCGCCTGCTGGCCGCCGACGCCCGCTGCGTGATCGTCGACCCCCTCGACGTCTGGTGGGGACTGAGGCTCTCGGCCGACGGCGAGCGGGCTTCGGGCTTTGACCTCCCGATCCTCGGCGGCGCGCACGGCGATCTGCCGCTGACCGAGCACTCCGGCGCCCTGATCGGCGAGACCGTCTCGGGCACGGCCGAGAGTTGCATCATCAGCCTCGGGGGCTTCTCGAGCGGCGCGGCCGAGCGCCGGTTCATGCTCGCCTTCCTCAACGCCCTCTACCGACGCAGCGCCGGCTCGCTCTTCCACCTGATCCTCGACGAGGCCGATCTCTGGGCACCCCAGATCGTGCTCGACAAAGAGGGGAGCTCGATGGCCCTCAAGGGCATGGTCGAGAACATCGTGCGGCGCGGGCGGGTCAAGGGCTTCGTCCCCTGGCTCATCACCCAGCGGCCGGCGGTGATCGACAAGTCCGTGATGTCGATGATGGCCGGGCTGATCGCGATGCGGGCCATGTCGCCCCAGGACCGGGCCGCGGTCGACGCCTGGCTCAAGGGCCAGATGACGGCCGAGCAGCGGGCGGAACTCACCGATGCCCTGCCCCAGCTCGCGATCGGCGAGGGGGTGGTCTGGATCCCGGGCCACAACGTCCTCCAGCGCGCGCAATTCCCGCTCAAGCGGACCTTCGACTCCAGCCGGGCACCGAAGCGCGGGGAGGAACTCGCGGACCGCCAACTCCAGCCCCTCGATCTCGGCCGGCTGCGCGATCGCCTTGCCGTCGTCGACGCCGAGGTGAAGGCCAACGATCCGAAGGCGCTCCGGGCCGAGGTCGCCCGCCTGCAGGCCGAGCTCAATAAGCGCGCCGTCGCCGCGCCACCGCCCGATCGAAAGCTCATCGAGCGGGCGGCCGCCGAGGGCTACGATGCGGGGTTCACGGCCGGAAGGGACGCGGGACGAACTGAGGGAGGAGACGCTATGCTCGCGCGCGTCGAGCAAGCGATCGACAGCATCCGCACCAGCGGAGGCATCCATCCGGAGCGAAGCCGAGAGAAGGCCGTAGAAGCCCCACGGGCGCCGGCGGCTCCCGCTGCACCGGCGATCCCGGCGCCGGCCCCAGCGCCCCAGCCCGCCGCCACGGCGGCGGCAAATGGCGAAGACCGCACCGTCACGAGTCCGCAGCGCAAACTCCTGGGCGCGATCGCCTGGTGGGAGATGATGGGCAAACCCGAACCCTCGCGGGCCCAGGTCTCGTTCATCGCCGGGTGGTCGCCCAACAGCTCGAACGTGCGCGATCGGGCGAGCGAACTCGCCCGCGCGGGAATGATCGTCTATCCGAAGCCCGGCCACTACCGGCTCACCGACGAGGGGCGCGCGGAAGCGCCGGCGCCGGAGCGCTCGCTCACGCTCACCGAGGGGGTGCGCCGCGTTCTCACGGGGCCGCAGCAGAAGCTCTTCGACGTCATGCTGGGCCGGCCAGAGCCCACGCACCGGGACCAGCTGGCCGAGGCCTGCGGCTGGTCGACCGACAGTTCGAATATCCGGGACCGGCTGAGCGAGCTATCACGCCTCGAACTCATCGAGCGCTCGGGCCCGGGGGTCGTCGCACTCCAGGACTGGGTGATCCATGGTTAACAACCTCTCGGAGACCGATCTCGTGACCTGCATCGAGGCGGTGAAGGCCGAGGCGTGGTCAGCCTGGCACGGCGCGTTCGTGAAGCTCTGCGTCGGGCCGCCGGCCAATCCCTGGTCTGACCTCATCGCCGCAGCGTCGCTCGCCGCCTCCCTTCAGCGACTCCGCGCGATGCGCGAAAACATGATCTCGATGGAACGAGGATACGAACGGTGACCCATGGCTGACCAGAAAGAGACCATCGCCGCCGATCTCCAGTGGCTCTACGAACACGCTCTCAGCGTGAGCGTCAGCTGCAACGAGCATCGACACTGCTACACGACAGTCGAGGAAGAGATTCGGCCAAATAAGGGCTACAGCTATACCTACGATCCCGACGAGTTTGGGTCGGCCGAGATAAGAGAGACGTGTATCCGCGAGAACCGTCTGGTCTCCGTACAGGTCTATCCCCACACGCCGGTCGGCTTCGTGATCTTTCACGGGCTCGAACTGCAGGAAGTTCTGACGCGGGCCAGGAAGGGCATTGAGAAGGAGTTGGGGCACGGCTGACGACGGCGATACCCCAGGCGTGCCACCGCGTGACGTCCCGGCACCTTGCACCGATCTCGGCGAGGCTATGCTTTGTCTCAAGCCCAACGGCGAGATCAAGATCGTTCCGAAAGACTACGCAGGTGGCGGCCGCATCTTCAAATGGCTGATGGGCCAAGTGCAGATCGCCCGGGAGAAGATCCATGGCTGAGAACTCGCGCATCAGCTGGTGCGACCACACGCACAATGAGTGGTTGGGCTGTCAGCGCCTCTCACCGGCGTGCGACGGCTGCTATGCCGCGGTCCTGGTCGCGGATCGCTTCGGCCGGGTGATCTGGGGCGAGAAAGGCGCGGGCGCCGGGACCCGAGTCCTGACCTCGGTGGCCAACCGGCAGAAGCCCCACACGTGGGACCGCAAGGCAGCCGCGAACGGCACGCGACCCTTCGTATTCTCGCTCAGCCTCGGCGACGTTTTCGATAACCAGGTCGACCCGGAGTGGCGCGCGCAGCTCTTCACCAGGGCGCGGGCGACGCCGCATCTGATCTGGCTCTTCCTCACCAAGCGGCCGCAGAACGCGATCAAGATGACCGAGGCCGCCGGCCCCTGGCCGCCGAACGCCTGGCTCGGCGCCACGATGGAGGACCGGGAACGCGTCTTGACCAATGCCTTCGCCCTCCTAGAGGCCGGCCACCGGCTCCGGGTCCCCCTGCTCTTCGCCTCCTGCGAACCGCTCCTTGAGGACATCGCCGACCTGATCGGACCTTGGATCGGTCCGCCGGGCTCAACCGGAATCTCCTGGGTGCTCTGCGGCGGCGAGACCTCGCAAGGCCACCATCGGGCGCGGTTCATGGACCCCGCCTGGGCGCGAAACCTCCGCGACGCGACGCGCCACCAGGGCGGCTGGTTTCACCTCAAGCAGATGACCGAGCGGGGAGAAATCCCGGCAGACCTTCAGATCAGGGAACGACCCTATGTCCACTGAAACGACCGAACGTCCGCTGATCGACCGGCTCGATGATTGCGTCAGCCGGTTCTACTGGGACTTGTTTCGCAATGGCTGCGGCGGCGAGTTCCACGCCTTCGTGGAATGGTGCGGGGTCATGAAGGAGCACCTGAACATCTGCCGTTCGCTTCAAAAGGCGGGGATCGATCCCTTCTATATGAACGTCCACACGGGTGCGCCGCTACCGATTCCGGGCTATCAGCTCGCCTACCTCGCTGAGAAGATCGACTGCATCTTCGCCGGCGCCCTGACCGTCAGTCCCTCTTCCCCCAAGGCCGAGAGTTCCCCGGCCGAAACCCAGGAGACCTAGATGCCCTTCAAACTCGGTCGGCGCCCCCGCGCCTTTGACAACAGAATCCCGTCGTTCACCTGGCTCACCCGCGAGAAGGCGCTTCCGCCGCCGCCCGACGCGGTCGACTGGACCAAGACGCTGCCGGTGGACCTCCACATGTTCCAGAACGATTCGATCGGCGATTGCGTCGAGGCGGCGTACTATCACGCCCTCCAGGTCTGGAGCGAGAACGCCAAGCCCCCGATCTGGACGGTCCCGGACCTCGACGTCGTGAAGCTCTACGAGCTCTCCTCCGGCTACAACCCGAATGATCCGAACACCGACCAGGGCAGTGTCCTCCAAACGGTCCTCGCCTACTTGGTCAAGAACGGCGCGCCGGTGGGCCAGCAGGCCCAACATCGCCACAAGCTCGCGGCCTACGTCGAGATCGACGTCTCAAGGCTCGATGACATCCGCCGCGTGATCGCCGAGTGCGGGGTCTGCTACATCGGCTTCAACGTCCCCGCCTACCTGATGAACTCCGGGCCGCCGCAGGTCTGGGACTTGAACCCGGCTGGCGACAACACGATCATCGGCGGCCACTGCGTCGCCCTGGCGGGCTACCAGGCCGAGGGCCTGCACCTGATCTCCTGGGGCCAGACCTACCGGATGACGTGGCCTTTCTTCGCCCATTTTTGCGACGAGGCCTACGCGATGATCGACCCTGATTGGGTCGAGAAGCGCGGCACTACGCCCGGCGGCCTCAGCCTCGCAGAACTCGAAGCGGCCATGCAGGCGATCAAGGAAGGTGGGTGAGGCCAGATCAGAATCGACCCAGACGTCGGCACGATAAGACGGAGGCCCCAGGGATGACCTGGGGCCTTGTCTATTCCGGATAGCAGCCCGGCTCCCGGCGCGCCCTCGGCGTCGCGAACTCCCGCGGATAGGGCGCCGAGGGGATCGGCGTCCCGAGGAAGCCAGCGAGTTCTGGCCAGCCCGCGCCGGCGCTCATATCCATCACGAGCAGATCGTTCGGCCGCCACGAGAACCACTCCCTGACCTCGGCATTGTGCCGACGGTAGCGCTCCAGGAACACCAGGGCGTCGAACTCCCGCTGCCCGTACATGCGCTCGTGCATCTCGTGGGAGTAGCCGTCGAACTCCCAGTCGCGGTGATAGAAGCGCTCCCAGTGCTGACGAGCCGAGCGCAGCCACTCGATCTCATCGCGGATCGTGAGAATGAACTTCGAGCCCGGATAGGCGCGGTCGAGCTCGCGGAAGAACACCGGCACGGGCAAGTCGACGGCGCAGTAGTAGGCCTCCAGGGTCGGGGAACGCCGGCCCCAGCCGAACTGATTGACGATGTAGCGGGCCCACTGGGGCGACTCCCAGTGCGCGCAGTCGAAGCCCAGGATCCGCAGCGCCGCAGCGAGCGAGGTCGTGGCCGTCTTCTGCATCCCCAGGCCGAAGACCCGCGTGGGCACGGGGCCGATCTCCACCGGCTCACCCGCCAGACCCCGGACCTCCCCGAGACCGATCTGCCCCCAGTTCGCGACCGTCATCTGCTCGCGGCCGCGCAGGGTGAAGGCGGCGCCAGTATCGCCCATGGACTGCGGAGCGCCGGGGACCTGGCTCGCGAACCGCACCTCGTCCCCATGGGGCACCGAGCGGAGGAACTCGCGCCGGATGCCCCAGCGGGACCAGCCGAGGCGCTGGAGGCGCTGGCAGAAGTCCTTGTCATCCGGACTCCAGTGAACGAACGCCTCATCATAGCCCCCGGCCTGCAGGAAAGCCTGCCGCGTCACCGCGATCCGGCCGCCGCATCCCCATGGCATCCGCTCCTCCGCGCCGGGCCCGGGCCCCGTGTGGGACTCCCGAGCGCGCATGAAGATCGCCTCGCCCTCGGCGTCGGCCTCCTGGAACTTGTCCACCAGATAGGAGGCGAAGCCCGGGCCGGTGAAGTTGTCGGCGTCGAGGTTCACGAGGATATCCCCGCCTTCGCAGATCGCGATCCGATGCGCCATGTTCTTCGCATGGGCCATGCGGAAGTACGGGGCCTCGGTGCGGTAGTAGCCCAGCTGGCCCGACTCGATGTCGCCCCGGTGGCGTTCGACGACGTAGTCCGCCAGCCCGTCCTCGCTCCCGTAGTCGACCAGCACGAACCGGGCGTTGGGGTTGTCCTGAAGGTTCCTGGGTAGAGTTTCTTCGAGATGAGCGCGGCGGCCGCGGCAGGTCGTGGCGAACGCGACCCGGGGCGACGGGGCTAAGACCATGGCGAGACTCAGATGCTGGAGTGAACTCGCCCAGCATGTGCGCGCTATCGTGACCGTTGCAAGCGCGCTAGAGCGCCGCATTGTAGATTTTCGCTAGACGGAGACGGCGAGCGGGCGCACGGTGTCGTGAAGTCAGCCCAAGGGGCAAAACCCATGATCCGCGCCGCGCTGCTCGCGACACTTCTTCTCGGCCTCGGGGCCTGCTCGACCACGGGGACGAACAACTTCGATCATCTGATGACGACCCTCACGCAGAGGGATAATTGTCATTTGACTTTGAATTTCGCTGTCGGTGGCCAGGTGCTCGCCACTGGCGCCCAGGCCCAGGGCTCGGTCGATTGCCCCGGCAGGTTCGTTCCTCCCGCGCCCGCCCCAGCGCCTACGCCGGCGCCAGCCCCGACAGCCACCGAACCGCCGGCGCCGAGCGCGACCTTCCTCCACTAGGTTTCCATGCGCCTGTTCTTGATTGCGGCTTTTGCCGCCGTGGTCGGGATTCCGACCGCGGGCGCCTCGCCCATCCGTCCCGTGTGGCGCGGCATCACCTCGGCCACCGGCGAGATGTTCAAGATCGATACCGGCGACCTCGAGCCGCTGCAGAGCGGCGCAGTCGCGGCGTTTGTGATCGTCGGGGACTTGTCGCCGCCGCGTCACCTCTTCTTCGATTGCCGAGGCCACTTCTCAGACTTCGATGATCCGGAAGACGTCTTCGATGCGCCGCCGCGCTCTGTCGTGGGTGAGCTCGCCCAGATCGCCTGCGCGGGACGACCGCGCGCCGCGGGTCCGCGGGCCTATGTGCCCGGGCAAAATGCCTTTTAGACACCGAGGATCACCGCTTCGGCGATAAGCGCCAGTAGCGCCGCCGGCGGGATCGCGACGAAGCGTCCGCCGCCGAGGGATTCGAGCATCGGAGCCTCTGGCAGTCCGCCCTCCGCGATCTCTTCGATGCGCCGATCCAGCGCTCGGAAGGCGTCACCGTGGCGATATGCGAGCGCCTGGTGGATACGCACGAGCTCGGCGATCGCGTCGTCGAGGAGGTCGGTCTCGATCTCAAGATGCAGGAAGATTTCCGCCACGCCGCCGAGGCTGAGCCGAGTCGGCCAGGGCGCCCGAACGCAAAAGCGGCGGGGCTCGGGAGGGGCTCCGCCGCTTCAGGCAATTCACGATTCACGTTCTGCGGTGTTCCCTCGCGGGTGAGCCCTATGGCGATCGCCTTCGCATCTCGGCGGCGGGATTGCCGCCAAGGCCGACGCTAGACCGAGTCGTCAGGGATCGCTCGGATCGTGGGTCAGCGAGGTGTTGAGATCCACGACCACGGTGAAGCCCCCGATGGTAACCTCGACGTTCTGATCGTGCTGCCAGGCCACGGCGTCCGGGTATCCGCAGCCCGCGGGCGCATCGGTGCTGTAGGGCGGCCCGAAGGGGTTGTGCGGGATCTTCCAGCACCAGAGCCGCGGCTTGCCCTCGGCATCCAGGAGCAGAGCACGCTCGGCCGCTTGGGCCTTCGCTGCCACCGCGCGGATCCCTCCCGCGACCGCCGGCGCCATCGTGTGGGAGCAGTAGACGCCCACGGCGTACCCGGCCGCGACGACATTCTCGGCCCAGCCCTCGAGATAGGCGGTCTCGGGCGACGTCATCGGCAGGCCGTTCTCGAGATCAATGAAGACCACGCGACCCGGCGCGAGGCCGGCCGCGCCCATGAGGAAAGCGCACTGGCGGCCGTCGAGCTGCCCCTGCATCCCGCTGTCGTCGTGCACACCCGGACCGCCGGTCTGCGAGCCCACGTAGACGGGCGCCAGACCCCAGCCTTGTTTGCGGAGCGTGGTCCGCTTGCTCATCCAGTCGCTCTCGCCGTGGCTCGGCGCCGGACCGAGGTAAAATCCACACCAGCTGAAGTTGGACTTCGCCTTCAGCGCCTTCATGACGTCATCGCCCGGATAGGCCGAGACGTCGAAACCCGCGAACCCGCTCATGATCCCGGCTCCTTGATCTTGAAAGGATCGACCTCGGCCTCTGGAGCGACGACACCGGGTTTAGACGCCGCCACGGCCGCGACCACGCCCTGCGCCTTGGCGGCGCTCTGCGCCATCGCATCCCCAAGCGCCTTCGCCCCCTGGGTGCTCCCGACCCAGAAGGTCACCGCAGCCACGAGCAGCGTCTGCTCGGTCCCGAACACCGCGCCGATGAGCGCCATCTGGGTGCTGTCGATCGCGACCTGGAACCACACGAGCGTGAAGAGGCCGAAGACCATTAGGGCCCAGGTCCCGAGCAGGCAGTAGGTCACGATCGCCGCGACGCTCGTCCGCGAGGCGGTGCCGGGTTCGGGGTTCGGCGGCCCGGGCGTATCGGCCATCCGACTACAAGCGCCCTAGGTGGCCGCCGAATAGCCACGGGAGGACGATGACGAGCAGAACCAGCCCGACGATCCCCCCGAACCCTCCGCCGCCGTAGTAGCCCCGCTGTTGGCCCCAATAGCCGCCGCCGATGCCGAAGAGGAGGAGCAGAACGATGATCAGGAGAAGCATCGTCAGGCTCCGTGTGCCGCGACGTGGAGGCCGCTGCTCGTGAACGCCCAGAGGATCGCCGCGCCGAGCCAGCAGCCCCAGGCCAAGCGGATGATGATCGCCGGCACCGGGAAGGTCGCGGCAAAGCGGAAGATGAAGCCGAGGAGGACCAAGAGCGTGAAGAGGATCAGGATCATCGGAGAATCTCCTTGCGGGGCCCCCATCTAGCACGACTTCAGGTGTGCGGCCCATCCGAGCGCCATGCTCACTTCACGAAATGCCCGATCAGTGCGCCGATGGTCCCCGCGACTCCGCTGGCCATGACAACGAGTAGCGAAGTCGAAAGACCGGACCGACCCACGGCGGCGGAGTTCGCCCCCTCGACCAATCGCAGCCGGGCCTCGAAGGCGCTGAACTTGGCGTCGATGACTTCCGACGTCGCGAACTTGGCCTGCTGGTCGCTGAGCAATCCCCGGAGCTCATTCAGCCCTTCAAGTCGGCGCTCTGTCGCGATTTCCGCCTTCGCGACCGCCCTCTCTGCGGCGTCCAGCGCCATCTGAATGGCGCGCTGATCGTCGGCCCGTAGAGCGACCAAATGCTCTTTCAGCGTGGCAAGGGTCCATTCGCTTTCGGCCACGTCACCCCCCGGCTCTCAGCAGAAGGAGCGGTCGTGCTGGCACATCGCGTGCTCGAGGATCGAGATGCGTCGGCTCTGATCCGCGTCCGCCGTTATGCGCGCCATAGCCTCGCCATCGGCCTGATACTGGCGAGTCTCCAGCTTCTCGATGCGCAAGAGATTCGCCTGCTGGCGATCGTCGATGGTGTTGACCTTGAGGATCAGGCCGATCACCGGGCCGCCGAGCACCGCCGCCGCGGTGAGCGCGGCGAAGAACAGCGACAGGCGGCTAACGCCTGATGCGGGGGATGCGGGTGCGCCCACTTCTGCGCTCTTCCCTACGTTCGCGAACGAGGCGGAGGAGTTCCCGCATGGCCATGACCGCGGACAGAATGGCCATGGAGCAGATGCCCATCCCAGCCAGCCAGTTCACCGATCCCGGCGCCCCCAAGAACGAACATCCTTCCCATGAAGGTCGCATTCAACAGAAGGTAGCACGTCATCGATTTCTGCGCCCCGTAATAGAAAAACGCCGTCGCGATGAGGGCGGCGGCGATCCAGAGCGCCGCGGTCGCGACTGCGACATATCGCGCCCCCCAGCCCAGCCACGCACTCAGCGCCGCGGCGGCCGATGACATCGCGACGATCAGGACCGGGTTGTCCCAGCCGCTCAGCAAGAGGCCCTCGTAGACGATCCAGTGCGCGCCCGCGATGAACCCGAGCCGCGCCAAGGCGGCATTGGAGCTCGCCCAGGCGAGACCGAATGCGATCAGCACGCACGAGCCATAGAAGACCATCGCGAAGAGGGGATCGGTGAGAATGTCCATGGCTACCACGTTGGCTTTCCTCCGCCCCCCGCCCCGAACTTCCCCTCCGGTTGTCCCAGCAGTTCTTGCAAAGCGTAGCCGGCATCTTCGAGTTCCCGATGGATGCGCTTCAACGTGTGAGCCCACTCGGGGTGATTAGCCTCCAGCCACTCCATCGAGGGCTTGATGCACTCGACGCCGCCGATCGCCAGCAACGCGATCACGTCCTCCTCGCTCGTCGGCGCCGGGAAGTTCGGATCAATGATCGGCATCGGCTTTCTCCTCCTTGGACTGGATTTCGCTGACCAGCGTCTCCCAGGCCTCATCGTCGATCTCGGCCCGCAGGCGCGCCATCCACTGCGCTTCGGTGATCTGCACCGCATCATCGGGGATCGTGCTCGGTGTGACCAGGATCGGACGTAACTCAAAGACCGGCGGGACCTCGGGTTCGTCCTCGGTCGCCGGAACCCCGGGCTCGACCTCGACCCAGATGTTCGAGAACTTCGGGCCGTGCACCTCGTCGTGGTAGAAGCCGCCGGTGCGGGGAGACCAATAGATCATCTCAGTATCCGATCGCGAGCCAGTTGACCGCGTAGGTCTGGCCGTCCGCGTTGGCGTTCGTCGACTGCTGGATGACCGACATCCCGGTGGTGGATTTGCTCACCGTCTGGGGCCACGCGTCGAACGCAGTGCTGATCCCGCCCGTGGGATTGATGTTGCTCGCGACGCCGGCCCAGAGGCACGAGGTCGGGAACGCCGTCGGGAAGCTCAAAGAATACGTGCCACCGTTCTGCGAAATCGGCGGCGTCGTGCCCCATTGGAGGATGAGGCCGAAGAGCGAGATGTAGCCCGGCGACGTCAGGGAGCCGACGAACGTCAGCCCCAGCATCGCGAGCGCCTGGGCGACGCTGAGGTCCAAGGGCGGACCCGAGCCCCCGGTGTTGTTCCCCTTCAGGGTCGCGGCCGCCATGTTGGCGAGATTGGCGTTCGTGATCGTGGCGTTGGCGGTCTTGGTCCCCGTCACCGCGCCGGCGGCGATCGTGGGATTGGGGAGCGTGCCGGTGAGATCGCCCCCGACCGTCATCCCGACCCCAACGGCCGTCCAGTTGGTCGGCGTCACGTCGGGGTTGTTCGTGTTGTTGTCCGCCGTCGAGACCCAGAACTTGCCCGCGGTGGTCGAGCGCAGGACTGCGCCGCTCGGATAGCCCCCGATCGCGGTCGAGAACGCGCTGTCGTAGAGGGGCACGCCCCCGCCGGCCTGCTCCCACTGGAGCCAGAGGCTGATCTCGTTCAGCACCCCATTCATGTCCCGGCCGTCGACCGCCTGGCCGCCCGCCGTCACCGAGGTGAAGAGCAGGGGCGGGAAGCCGTCGGTCCACGAGGCGGCGCCAGGCGTGATCCCAATCTGCGAAGGGATCGGGACCGTGCGGATGAAACCCCCGCCCGCGCCGGCGGCCCAGGGTTCGGAGGTTTTGACGGGGATCGAGGATGCGAGCACGGTTCTTCCTACGGATGCACGACTGAGGCCGCGACTCCTACCGGCTTCGGCAGGACGCCAGACTGCCCGATGATCGCCAGCTCCACAATCGAAAGGCTGAAGGTGAAGTGGTAGGTCATCGTCATGTTCTCCCCGTCGGTCACGTAGACGTCACCCCGGCCGGGGAAGAGGGCGAGGAGGATCGCGTTGATCGCGGGGATCGAGCCCGAGCTGATGTTCGTCGCCGCCTTGGCGAGGAGCAGGAGGCGGAACTGGGCGTCGGAGAGCGAGTAGTTCTGGTTGGCGCCCGAGCCGGCGAAGTTCGCGAACCCGAAGGTGTCGATGTCCCCGCCCGCCACCTGCTGCTGGAAGCCGAAGACCAAGCCGGCGGTGGGGATCTGGACCACCCGGGTGACGCCGAGGATCCGGCCCCAGACGTCGAGCCCGTAGCCCTGCGCGGTGTTGATGTTCCAGATGTCGTTGTAGAACGCCGTGAGGTCCGCCTGGGGGTCGACCCAGGCGTTCATGTCCGCGATCAGCGCGTTGATGATCGGCGATTCCGCGTACTGGCTGATGACGGTCTGGGCGACGTTCTGCATCAGACAAAGGTCACGACCGTGTTCGCCGGCGTGTAGGAGGGGATCTGGTTGATGTTGACCGTGAGGTTGGTGAGGCTCGGCGCGACCGCCGTCAGGGTCTCGGAGCCCACGGTCTGCGAAATCCCCACCGTATAGGTCCCGGTCCCGCCCGTCCCGGTCCCCAGGGCGGTGATGAAGGTCCCGGGCGACACTCCCGTGCCGCTGACCTGCTGACCGACCGCGAGAGTGCCGGACGTGACCGCGGTCACCGTCATCGTGGTGGCGGCGATCGAGCCCGTGACGACCGCCGCGGTGGTGTTCTTCGACCCGATCCCGATGGAGATCACCCTGGCCCACGCCCCCAGGGCCGCGATGTTCGGCATGTAGTCGGAGGCGTAGAGGGTCGCGCCGATCCTGGCCTTGGTGCTCAGGGTCGCGACGTCATCGAGGTCGGCCGAGATGCCCGCGAAGGTGTTCGCGATCGCGCCCTGGATCAGCGCCACGGCGTTCGAGGGCACTGCGGAGGAATTCTTGATCGAGACCGCGAACACGATGTCGAGCGTGGTCGGGATCTGGAAGCTCACCGAATAGGCGATCGGCGCCGAGAAGAGGGGATTGGAGTCGAACGCCGTGACGGTGGTCGAGCCCGTATAGGCGCAACCCGGCCCCTTCTTCGAGAGGATCGCCTGCGCGACCGCGAGGGCGACGCCGCCGGCGACGCAGATGTAGATCGAGTTCGCGGCGATCGTCTGGCCCTGAATCGTCACCGGAGCCGCCGTGGCGTTGTCATACCCGTAGTAATCGAGGACGCCCGGGACCTGCGCGACCGCGCCGATGATCGAGCCGATCATCGTCACCGAGTTTGCCTCGACGGTCTGCTCGCGGCGCAACTCGAAGGCCGCCCGGGTCTCGACGTTCGAGCCCACGACGCCGGCGCTGGGGTTGTTGATCGTGTCCCACCCCGGGATCGCGCGATAGATCGAGGTCAGGGTGTTGGCCGGGCAGGGAATCGGCCCGCTGGTCACGCAGGCGAACTGCAGGCTGATCGAGCCCCCGACGGGGATCGTCCCCCCGCCGGTGCACGAGTAGATGTTCCCGTCCTGCGCCTGGGCGAGCGCCCCCGTGGGGATGACGGTGTTCTGGAGCCCCACGCACGTGCAAGTCACCGCAGTCGCCTGGGCCGGGAGACGGGTGAGGAAGTAGATGCGCGCGATCGCGTCCTGCATCCGGCCGGAGGAGAACGCGGGGTCGACGAGCTGCGTGTAGAGGAGGAAGTTCGCGTAGCAGTCCGAGATCACCGCGGTGAAGCTGGCCGCGAGCTGGCCCTGGGGTGTCTCGGGCGCGAGGTTGAGGTTGCCCCCGAACGCCGCATTGATGTCGGCCGAGACCCCGGCGAGGATCGCGCTATCGGGCGGAACGACGAAACCCGTGGGGCCGAAGGTCGGGGCCGGGACGTTCGTCGGCATCTCAGAACCCCACCGGGAAGGTGACGCCGGCCGAGGTCGTGACCTGGACCTGGCCCGTGACCTTGCGGCCGATGATCGAGGCCACGAACGCGATCGCGTTCACCACCTCGGGGACCGTCATCGCGGCTGTGACGAACTTGGCCTTGAGGAACGCGAGCGGCGGCGCGCGGCCGAGGATCTGGTTGAAATACGGGACGCCCCGGGTGGTGTCGAAGAAGCACTCGCCCTTGAAGAGCCGCAGCGCCGAGGCCACGTCCTGGGCGATCGCATAGGGGTTCGTCGCCATCGCGATGTTGCCGTCGAGGTCGCTCGTGAGGTCCCAGGCGGTGGTGTCGAGAAGCAGGGTGTTCATGCGCTCTTCACCTTGGACGAGCCGGTCGTGATGACGCCACCTGACACTGAATCGCCCACCCGCGCCACCGCCGCGCCGCCGGTGGCCCCGAGGTTCACATCGTTCGAGGTCACGGTCACGTGGGGCGCCTGGACGGTCACGGTCCCGACCCCGACGATGTTGATCGCCCCGCTGGCGCCGAACTGCACGTAGGTCGTGGGCGCTTGGCCCAGGAGCGTGCAGACATAGAGGCCATCGGCGGGGTCGAAGCGACGCCTCGAGCCCGGGTTCGCCTGCGCGCTGTTCTTCACCACGCTGGAGATGTCGTGGTCGGCGAAGACCGCCAGGCCGAGGTCGCCCACCACGGGGTCCAGGACTACCGAGCTCAGCCCGCCCTGCAGGCGGCAACAGGGGAGACCGAAGATCGTCCCATGGGGGGTCGAGTTTCCCTGGCCGTCGATCTGATTCACGAGAGGCTGGACGTCGACCGTCGGCGGGGTCGAGAGCCCGCCCCCATGGACGGCCGTGACCTTGACGATCGTCGCGCTCCAGACCTGGCCCAGCACCTGGCGGGCGATGAACGACATCGCGTTGAAGGCCGAGCCCCCATCGGCCGGCGCCATGGCGCCGATGTAGTCCTGGCTCTCAGGTGGCAAGTTGCTGATGCCCCAGGACGTTGCAGCTCGCAGTCGTGAACCACTCGCCTTCCGGGATCTCGCTCTCGAGGTCGTGGCGGAGATTGAAAATCTGCCACGTCCCATTGGCGTTCGGGATCGCGGATTTGATGTTCACCTTGCCCCCGGCCATGAGACTCGGATTGTAGAGCGTCTTCACGATGACCCCGTTCTCGACCCAGGTCGGGTAGTTGACCATCCCGGTGTCGGGCGAGACCAGCGGCGCGACCCCGCCCCGCGCCCCGTCCTTGGGCCAGATCGCGAGCGTGAGGGTACCGCCCGGCTGGTCGTCCATCGCGATGTTGATGTCGGCGGCGCGCGCGGCCGCGTAGGCCTGGTCGCGCCCCGTGCCGGGAAAGTAGGGGTTGGAGAGCTGGACGCTCACCCCGCTGTTCTCGAACGTGTAGCCCATCTGCTGCGCGATCCCGGACATGATCGTCGCGACGTCGGCCGAGCCCTGGAAGCTCACCGCCGGGAGGGGCCGGAGGGCGTCGAAGAGCCCCGTGTGGGCCCGGATCACCACCGCGGCGTCGGGGGCGCCGGTGTAGTCCGACCACGCGGTGTCGATCGTCCCGAGGAAGACGACGGACATCCCGGACTGATCGTCGCCGGCCGAGACACTGACGAGATTGTTCCGCCCCGCCGTCAGGACCTTCCCGAGGGTCGAGATCGAGTTGGCGATCGACTGATCGAGGCCATAGACGCGGGCATTGAGCGTGTGCATCCCGATCGCGCCCGCCTTCTCGATCGCGGCCGTGACCCTGAGCCCCGTCGCCTTCACGGTGTTGAAGCCGCTGCCGCCGAACGAGCCCTTCCCGAGGCGGAACTCCAGGTCGATCTTGCGCTTCGCGTAGGCCATCAGACGTCGCCGCTCAGCTCGCCGGCGTCGAGGTAGAAGAGCAGCCAGCGGCTCCCGAGACCGGTGTAGAGGGGATCGGCGGGCCCGGTCACGGGGTCCGGCTGGATGTCGACGAAGATCAGGTCGCCGATGAAGCTCAGGTAGCTGTCCCGGACGATCCGGACCGCGTTCAGCGCCACCACGCCCCCGATGATGAGCGCGGAGTTGACCGAGAGGTCGACGAAGAGGCCGGTGGACTTCAGGAGCACGTCGATCGTGCACGCCTGGTTGGCGAGCACGATGTTGAGCGTCTGCGACGGCACGGCCTGGAGGGGAACGATCAGCATCAGATGGGCGGCTCCGGCGCCAGCGCCGCGTCATTGACGCCCGGGGAGGTCGTGAGATCGCTCTGCGCGGCCGAGGTCTGGGCCGTGTCGGGCGTCACGGGTTGGACGGCGCCGTTGCTCTGCGCGTCCTGGGAGCTGGGGTCCTGGGTGTTGGAGAAGGCCGCGGACGCCGCCTGCCTGATCTCCTCCACCCGGATGTCGGCCGCGATCAGCTGGACCCCGTTCTCGCTCGTGCGCCGATACTCGTAGTGGGTGACGTTCACGTTGTCGTAGGAGATTTCCGGCGTCACCATCGTCAAGAGATCGAGCGACTCCACCAGGGCGTCGAGCTTCTTGAGGAAGGCGGTCCGGTCGCCCTCCTGCCCGCCCTTGACCATCCGGAACTCGCCCCTGAACGGCGTCGCGACCTTGTTGTAGGAGGCGAAGCCCCCGGCCTCGATCGGGAAGTCCGAGACCCGGAACTCGCGCATCCGCTCGGCCGAGATCACGGAATCGGGCTCGATCACCGCCGAGCCCCCGGAGTCGAAGATGCCCCACTGGGGCGCGGCGTCGGGCGGCGACGCGACATTGGGCCCGTCGCTGGTGAGCGGCGTGGGGGATCCAAGGCTGTTGTTCGTCGAGTTGCGGAACACCGGCGGGACGCCGGGCGCGACCGGGACCTGGGGATACATCGGCATCAGAAGAGCCCCCGGTTCGCCTGGGTCGCGAGCTCGGCGTGGATGTCGCGCGCGATCCCCTTGGCGTCCGTCGCCTTGGTGTTGACCGTAAGCTGGTCGATGTGGATCGTCGCCCCGAGATACTTGGCCCCGCGCTTGAGGTCGCCCGCCAGGCCGGCGCCCGGGCGCATGAAGTCGCGGAGGTAGGTCACCATCGCGGCCTCGGCCGAGCCCGCGCCGCGGATCCGCTCGCCCTTACTCCGCTCGCTGTGGGTCAGCTCCCAGAGCATGAACCGGAGCTGCTCGTCTAGGCTAGAGCCATGGATGTCGTGGCCGAAGATGCGGGCGAAGTCCTTCTGGCGACTTGTCAGCCACTGCCCGATCCCAAACGCGCTCGAGAACGGGTTCTTTGACCCCGCGCCCCCGCCCTCGGCCGCCACCCCGGCCGCGATCCCCCGGGCGCTGGCGGCCGAGAAGCCATGGAGACGAAAGAACGACTCGATCAGGCCGCCGATGGCCCCTCCGCGCGCGGTCGTCGCATGGCCCCTGAAGGTGTCGGGGGCGCCTGGGCCACCGGCGCCGGCGGCCGCTGGCGCACCGGGCGCCGAGAATACCTGGTTCGGCGAGGTCCGGGGATCGGTCCAGCCCTTGAACCCGGCGTCGTGGTAGAAGCTCCGCATCTCGTTTCCGAACGCCACCGCGGCGGCCGCGAGTTCTCTCCCCGCGCCCCCGAGGTCCCCCCTCAAGACGTCGGCCATCGAGTTGATGATGTGGGCCAGGGCCTCGATCATGTACGAGGTCGTGTCGCCGATCAGCTTCAGGGTCCCGCCGATCAGGTTCCCGCCCGCCAGGTCGTTCACCGCATCGAAGAGGTTCTTGAACGCCGTCGCGAGGTGGTCGACCGCGACGCCCGTCGGGGTGCTCTGCTGAGCGACCCGGGTCAGCCAGTCGGTGAAGCGGATCGCATAGGGGAGGACCGTGTTGAGGAGATTGTTCCCGAGCCGGCTATAGGTGTCGCCGAGCAGGGAGAGCGACCTCTGCGCCTGCTGGGCCGCCTCGGCGTCCGCCTGGTGGATCGAGTAGGCCTTCCGCGCCGCCTCGAGGTAGTCGAGTGTCGCGGCCCGGCCCTTTATCAAGAGGTTAATCATCGCCGGCGAGAGGCCCATCCCGGTCCCGAGCGCGAAGGCCTGGCGGGGGTCCATGGCGCTGAAGCGGTCCGCGAGGTGGAGCAGCGTCTCGGTCGGGTTCTTGAGGTCCGCGAGCGTCACGCCGAGCAGCTGCAGGTAGGGGATCAGGGGCGACTGGCCGGTGAGCTGAATTTGCTCGAACGCCGTGACGAGCGACTGGAGGGATCCGATCGCGTCCTGGTTCGACCCGCCCATCTGGCGGATCGCCCCCTCCCAGGCCGAAACTTCCTCGGTCGACATCCCGAGGGTCTTGGCGAGCCGGCCCGTCGAGGCGTCGAGATCGATCGTCGCGCGGATGAACTGTTCGATCGACCGCGCGCCCAGGAGCGCGAGACCCAGGGCGATCGCGCCCTTCGCCAGACGGTCGAAGCCCTCCCCGATCCGCTTCGCCGAGGCCTCCATCTCCTTGCGGGTCCGGATCGCGTCCTCGCGCATCCCCTTCTGCATGGACGCGACCTCGGTCGTGCCCTTCCGCATCCCCGAGGGATCGAGGCCGACCGTCACGAAGAAGGCGTCGATCACGTTCACGGCTCGCCCTCCCCTGCCTCCGCGATCCGGCGATTCACCGCCTCGACCGCCGCAATCTCGAGCATATCGTGGAGGTCTTCGACGCCATAGACCGTATCAAGCTCGTGCAGGGTCGCGAGCCGCGCGCTGACGACTATTCCGATGGTTGCGGGGAGGTTGGGGTAGCCGATGAAATCTCCGCCGGTTCCTCCGCCGACGGCCCAAGCGAGCGGAGTCTCGACAGAGCGTCGGCCAGCGAAAAACCCATGTGGAGGGCCAGCACCTCCCCGCGCAACTGCACGCGCGTCGCCACTTCCTCGATGTCGTCCTCGATCAGATCACGGACGACGCCAGAGTCCATCTTCCTCTGCACACACCCCATCATCTCGTCCATCAGGGGCTCGGCCTCGGAGAACTGCACGCCGAGGATCGCCCGGACCCCGATGCTCGAGAGGCCCGCCATCCCGAGGTTCGCGACGTCCTCGGGGATCTGGGCGCCGGACTTCCCGACGGCGGTGAGGGCGCGCGCGGCCCAGCGCTCGGCCTTCGAGGCCGGCATCTCGGTGACCAGGTACTCCCGCCCCTTGTCCCGGCCCTCGGCGGTGATCGTCACGACGGTGGTGCGGCGGCCCATCGGCCCTCCTAGACGGGGCTGGGCGAGACGCTTTCCCAGCGGATGATGAACGGACGCGGCTGCAGGACCTTCTTGGCGTTCGGCATCGGAGTGTAGCCGACCATCAGCCCCCGGGTCATCACGTAGCGCTTCTCAGTGCTCCGGAGCACCGTGCGGCCGCTGAGGTAGAAGATCGTCCGCTGCTGGACCGCGGCGGCATAGATCGCCTCGAAGAAGTCGATCGAGTCGCTGTCGGCCTGGAGCATGAAGGTCTGGTCGATCGGCACGGGGACGTAGCCGCCGCTGAGCTTGCCGTCGACCCCCATCATCGTCTCGGCGATGTCGAGCGAGTTGACGGAGAAGACGTCGTCGGTCGCGAAGCCCTGGAGCTGCTGCGGGGCCGAGAAGACGTCCGGCGCGTTGAGGATGATTACGGCGTCGGCCGCCGTCAGCGTGCGGGGCATCTATTGGACCTCGAGCGACTGGAGGGTGATCTGCTGCACCGATTGCCCGTCCATGTACCAGAGGGTGATGGGCGGCGATTGCCGCGCCACCCTCACCTGGGCGGTCGCGGGCAAGACCTGGAGGTACCAGCCGCGGTTCTGCAGGACGTCGGAAATCTGCGCCCCGGCGGCGTTGTTCACCTCCGCGACCTGGAGGGCCGAGAGCGGGACCCCGGCCCGAATGGCGCCGAAGTTCACCGCCGCGTTGATCGGGTCCGCGCACGCGGCCTCGATTAGGTCGTATCCCGCGCTGTTGTAGGGGATCGAGGGCACGCTCGTGAGCAGCGTCATCAGCGCGAGCTGGAGCTGGTTCTTGAGCCAGATCGCGTTCACGTAGCTGTCGAGCCACTTGAACGGGCCGGTGACCGAGCCCGGGTAGACGAAATTGAAGTTGTCGTTCGCGGTCGAGTAGGAGCCGTAGAAGTTCAGCCCGTTGGCGATCAGCTGGGAGGCGATCGTCGCGTTGGTGACCTCGGGGCTGAAGCCGCTCTGCGACTGGAACGCCATCGTGGTCCGGCCGTTCGTCTGCTGGAAGTCGATCGAGGCGACGAAGCCCGCGAGCAGCGCCGCGTTCGAGGCGCCCTGGAGGGGACCGTAGATCGGCGCCGTGCCCGAGAAGCCCCCGGCGATGATCTGCGACGTGCCGGTGTTGGGGTTCGGGAGGGTGTTCGCGACGTCCTGGGCCCACTCGGAATAGAGGTACTGGGTCTGCTGGCCGTTCACCCAGGTCGCGAACGCCACCTTGTCCGCCGCCACGGGGTCGAACGTGGTGAAGAACGTCGCCCAGTTCTGGGTCTGGGCCACGATCGCGTTCATAAACGCCGCCGGGGTCGCGAGCGCCGCCCCCTGGGAGAGCACGGCCCCCGTCGCCTGGGTGAGGAGGAGCGAGGTCGCCATCGCGCCGCTGGGGAACGCGATCGTCCCCACGAGGCCCGGGGTTCCCCCGGTGATGATGAAGGCCCCGGAGACCGAGTCGAAGGTCACGAGCGCGGCGCCCGAGGTCATCGCCTCGGAGCCGACCGTTTGGGTCGGGCTCACGATGTACGTGCCCGTGCCCCCGGTCCCGGTCCCGAGCGCGGTCACGCTCGTGTTGGCCGTGATCCCGGCGCCGGCGAGCACCTGGCCCAGCGCCACCGCGCCGGCCGAGATCGCGGAGACGGTGAGGGTCCCATAGGTCTCGGAGATCGTGGTCGAGCTCACGGTCTGAGAGGCGGAGACCTGGTAGGTCCCGATCCCGCCGGTCGTGCCGCCGAGCTGCGCCTGAATCTGCGTGCCGGCCGTCACCCCGGTCCCGGACAGGATCCCGCCCACCACGAGGACGCCGGACGAGACGTTGGTCACCGTGAGGACATTGCCCGCGATCGAGCCCGTGACGCTCGCGGTGCTGGCCGCGATCGAGCCCGTGAAGGTCGCGTCGTTGGCCCCGAGGGCGGTCTGGATCAGCGACGCGGCGTTGGAGAAGCTGGTCGCGCCCGAGAGGTTGATCGTGCCCGAGACATGCGAGAGGCCGTTGAGCACGACCGTGAGCGTGCCAGGCGCCAGGGCCTGGAGCTGCGCGAGCGACAGGGCGGCGGCGATGTTCCCACCCCGGACATAGGGCGCGACCGGCGCCGCCCAGGGGTACTGGGCGAAGAGGAGCGCGCCCGGCTTCACGGCCGAGTTATCGAAGCCGTTGAAGTAGATCAGCGCCAGCGCGGCCTCGGTCGAGTTGGCGCCAAAGAACGCCGCGACCGAGAGCTGGGTCGGGAACGAGAGCACGGTCCCGACCGGGACCCGGGTCGAGGTCGTGAGCATCAGCCCGTTGAGATCGAGCGCCGAGCCGCCGGCGCCGACGACGCCCGGGTTGACGGCGACGATCTGCGAGGCCGGGATTGCGAGGGTCATCTAGGCGTCCTCAAGGTGGATAGAGGGTGTCGACGTTCACGAGCTCGGGATTGAGCCTATCGGCAAACTGCTGAGTCGTCGCCACTACCACGTTCATCTGGAACAGGGCCTCGACCACCCAGCGATCCTCGAACTGCCTCTCCCCCGAAGTGAAGGGGATCTGATTACCATCATCGCAGGTCAAGGGCGACATTCCGCTGTTGCCGAAGAACTCGACCCCATAGTCCGAGCGGAGCAGCGTCGTGATGATGTTCACGTTGTCGGTCGAGTTCGGGCCGTGGACGTCCATCTGAACCCGGATCGCGACGTCCTGCTCGTGCTCAAGCGTCGAGGGCGCGGGATCGCCCATGTCCCAGGTGTCGACCGTCGTCGCGAGGCGCCGGAGCCCCACGGACGTCAGGACCACGTAATCGGGCCCGCTGGGTTCGGGAACGCGGTTCGCCTGACCGATCACGACCTCGACCCCGGTCGGGAGCACGGTGACGAGGAAGCCCCGGAGCAGCGTGAGGAGCTGCTCGCGCGTCGGGGCAGGGGTGGGCCCGGAGGGCAGGGGCATCAGGCCGCCTCCTGCTGGCGCGCCGGCGCCTGGGCGATCACCCGACGCCCGAAGCAGGTCGGGCAGATGTCGCGGCCCGAGGGCCACTGGCGATCCGCCACCGTCCCCGCGCCATCGCAGGCCCAGCAGAGTTCCGCCGGCGTCCCGACTCGATTTGGGTGCGAAAAGGGTGCGGAATCGTTCATTGCGGCATGTCCGGCCAGTGACGATTGCCCTTCATCAGGTTTGCCCACTTAGGGACGACCGCGAGGTTCCTATGCCAATGCAGCCCGCACACGAGAGGCGAGGATAGCGGCACGACGTGATCCACGTGATGCGGGATGCCGGTCTCGGCCGTCAGGCGCTGCGCGGCCTCGTAATGGCGCAAGATCTCCGCCTGATCAGCCCAGGCCGGGATCGCCCTCTTTTTCCGCGCGGCGCGGAGACGGCACTTCGCAACCCGCTGAGCCTTGGACCTGGCCTTCATCATCTCGGCTCGGACCTTGCGGGCCTGGGCGCGCTGCTCTTTGCGCTTCTCGTTCCTTGGAGCATCCAACGCGCGCGCCCGGGCCGGGTCGGATCGTCGCCTCCGCTTATTGCTCTCCCGCATCTCCTCGCCATGGGCGGCGTAATATTCAGCGCAGTAGAGCCGGTGTCGGCCCTGCGTTTGAATCCGATAGGCGCTCAGACAGAAGTCGCACCAGCACTGAAGGCCGTCCTTGCGCTTCCGGTCCTTGCGAAAGTCGGACAAGTGGCGAGAGGTCTTACATTTGGTGCAGGTCTTCATTGGCTTTGCGTCGGCATTTGCAACACAACTGCGACATGACACCAGCCATCCGCGTCCCAGCCTTCTAATACGGCCTTCACCAACCAAGTATCGTATGCGTTCCCACTCAGTCCCGTGGGAATTTGCAGAATATCGCCGCCGCGAATATCTGGGCGTTGGACTCCTTGAACCTGGCCATTCATCCAGACCCCGCGCACGGTCTCGGCTATGTTGAGGCGGTCGACCAGCCCGAAATCCTCGGCCGAGAGCGCCTGGACCTGCATCGGGCGATCGGCGAACGTCCGGTAGGTCTGCTGGCGCTTCCCCGGGCCGTTCGCCGCCATGGGCTCGGACCCCACGGTCTGGGCCGGCGCGACCACATAGGTTCCCACGCCCCCGGTCCCACTCCCCAGGGCCTCGATGACCGTCGCGGACTCGAGGGCGCTGGTCTGATCCGTCAGGAGCGAGCCCACCGCGAGCGCACCGCTCGCGACCGCCGACACCGTGAGGGTCGTGCCCGCGATCGCGCCCGTGAACGCCGCATCGCCGATCTGCGCGTACCCCTGGCTGGAGAGCCAGTTGCCGAGGAAGTTGGGGCTCACGGCGCCGGCGATGTAGCGGTTCGCGATCGCGTGGAGGTTCCGGAGCGCCACCTCAGACCCTCTCCCACCAGCGGGCGTAGACCGGGGAACTGTAGCTGCCGCCGATGCACTGCTGGACCTCACGCTCCCAGATCATCGGACCCCATAGACCGAACCACTTCCGCCGCTGACGCCTGCGACCGGTCGCGCAAACGGGGGTGTAGCCCATCAGAGCACCTCCGAGGCGATCGAGTTGAGCATGTGGGCGGTATCTATAAGCTCTGTCGAAAACCCCTTGCGACGGATCGTCTCAGGCTTCAGGGGCGCGAATCCGCCGGCGAGGATGCTCCCCTGGAGCTGCTCGACCATGATCCGGCCGGCGAACTCCAGCGCCCCCTTGGCGTCACCGCTGGAGCGCTTCAGCCCCTCGGCGATCAGGTCGGGCCAGCCCGATTCGTTCTGGTCCACCATCCGGGAGAAGAACGGCCGGGGCGGGAGCCCGACCGACGGCGCCCCCCAGTTGTGCGCGGCCGCGACGAGCGCGACCGGGGTCCCATCGGGGTACGTCGCACCCTCGAGGAAGCCCACGCGGAGCTCCGCGGCGGTCGAGAGCTTCGAGGCCATCTCGGCGAGCCGGCGCGCGAGCTCGTCGCCGCCCCTGATCTCCATGGCGGCCATCGGGTTCTAGGCCGCGAGGTTGTACGAGACCGTGAGCTCGTAGTCGTTGATCCCCGCGACGCCAGGCGCCGTGGTGGGATTCACGGTCCTCGCCACGGGGTCGACCGCAGCCCCGGCGGCGTTGTCATCCGTCGGCGCCCGGGACCACGCGGGCGTGCCGGGGGTCCAGGTCGTGATGATCTTGATGGCCTTCACGAGCGCGAAATTCGAGATCGTCCCCCTGGCCGTCGGGATCCCGAAGTCGTTGCTCCCCCCGATCCCGACCGTGTTCCCGGTGCCGCTGCCGTTCGCGGCGTAGGCCGAGACGGTCGCGGAGGTGAGGGACGAGAAGGCGTGGGCCGAGACCACCGTCTTGCTCGCGTTCGCGACGAGGCTGATGTTCTCCGAGATCGCGTTGCCATCCTGGTCAAACCCCACGAGCGCGAGGTTCCCGGCGGTGATCGCGGTCGTGGTCGTGGTCCCGACGACGACCCGAATCTGAAGCTTGCGCGAATGAGGCGGCTGCGCGGCGATCGTGAGGGCGACGTTGCTCGGCGTCACGGCGCCGACGACGCTCACGAGGTCGGCCGGCAGGGGCGCGATCAAGGTCGTTTTGGTGAGGATCGAGCCCACAGTGGGGTCGAACGACGCGGGGCCGATCGGGAGCGGGATGTCGCCCAGCGGGGTGAAGACGGTCGTTTTGCCCATCGGGGCCTCCTCTGAAGTTCAACCTCGACCGAGCAAGTTCGGGCCGAGAAAACCGAAGGGCCCCCAGGGACCCGTGCGCCGCCTCGGCGGCAGATAGCGCATCGTCCTGAACTGGCTGGTCGCCGCCCACCAGGCCGAGCCCCAGACCGTCTGCTGATACCACTGCGGCGTCCCGGGCGGGTAGTCGTTCTGCGCCGTGACGTTGACCGATCCCTCGGCGGCGTTCGAGACCCGGCCGACCAGGGGCGAGGCCGGATCGGGCGTCGCGGTCGGGCCGGTGGTGGGATAGGTCAGGACCGCGACATGCGCGCTCAGGAGGTTGAGGAGCTGGAGCGCGAGAACAGGGTCGTTGATCGGCCCAGACCCATCGTTGGCCTGGTAGAGCGTCGCCATGTTGAAGCACGCCGTGGCCTTGATCTCATCGATGTACGGCGCCAGCGAGGGATATTGGGCGGCCCACGCCTCATAGGAGAACGTGACCTGGACGCCCATCAGGCAGACTCGTAGTCCTTCACGCCGGTCAGATTGGCGCTCGCGCGGGGCGCGCGGGGATCGTCGTCCTTGAGCAGGGGCCCGAGGCCCGACCAGGTGTCGCGCCGATCCTCGGCCTCCGCCTCCCCATATTCCCGCTTCCCGGCCGCGAAGATCAGGCCGTTGACCACGTAGGGCTGCTCCTTGTTGGCCTCCAGCCACGCGTCCCAGAAGTCCTTGTCCACGCCCTCCGTGAGCCCGTAGTCGCCGATGATCCGATGGGTCATGGGGTCGCCGAGGCGGAAGCGGTTGCCCCAGACGACGACCTCCGGACCCTCGGGCTCGGCCATGTGGAACTCCCGGGTCCCGCCGCCGAGCACCGGCTCGCGCTGCTCGACCATGCGGAAGACCCGCAGGCGCAGGCCATTCGGCATCTTGCAGTAGACCGTCACCTTGTCGCCGGCGCTCTGCGGCTTTGCGGAGGCGCGCTGGATCACCTGGCGGGTCGCGGGGGCTTGGGTTTCGGTGGCTTCGGCCACGGGACTTCTCCTGGTCTTGGTGCTCAATGCCCGGCCCCCAATGAGGGAAGGAGGCCGGGATTTCAGCATCAAGCGGCGGGTTAGACCCCCACCATGGACGAGATGCCGACTGGGTAGCGGATGACCGCTCCCCAGGACCCCCCGGTCACCTTCTGCCGATAGCTCGACAGGTCGAAGATGATCTTGTGCGCCCGCATCTTCTCGTTGAAGGCGCAGAAGCCCACGTCCTGGCCCTGCACCGACTCGGCGAGCAGCTGGACCAGGTTCCCGGCCGCGTTGCCCTGCGGATTCGAGGCCGTCTGGGCCCCGTACTGGACGGCGGTCTTGACCTCGAGGTCGGGGAAATTCTTCTTCAGCAGGTCTTCGACGTTGACGTTGAAGCTGTTCGTGAACGTGAGCGCGACGGACGACTGCGGGCTCACGCCCAGGGTCATCTTGGTCTTGCGGTCGACGTTGCCCGCGTTCGCGGTCACGAGCGCTTGGAAGATCGCCACGATGTCGTTGTAGACCTCGTTCGCGGTCGCGTTCGGCGCACCCCCGCTGGTGAACCAGGTGACGCCGCCCGCCGCCTTGGTCGCCGGCGTGAGCGGGGCCGCGAGCAGGGGGTCGTTGAGCAGGCCGTAGTTCTGCAGGCCCGTGACGCCGAAGAAGTAGGTGAGGTTGTGGAACTTATCCATCAGCGTCGCCGCCGACTTGTTCAGCTCCGAGACCCAGTTGAGCCGCGCGAGGCCGGCCCGCTCCAGCTCCCGCTCCCCGTACTCCATGATCGTCTGCCAGAGGTAGCTCTGGTAGTTCGCCCAGTTGGTGTTCGCGGTCGCGCGGCCGTTGTTCGAGCGGTCACCGTAGCTCGACACCTCGCCCGCGTGCTCGGCGATCGGGAAGAGGGCCGTGTCCATCAGCCAGTCGCCCTTCCGGACCTCGCCGAAGATTTCCGCTGCGGCGTTGGGCGCGAAGAGGACCTCGTAGACGTCGGGGTCGATGTACGTGGTCAGGAGCGCGGGCACCGCGGAGTTGGGATCGGTCTGGATCAGCGCCTGCGGGGCGCCGGGATAGGCGTCCATCGCGAGCCCGTAGTCGTTCCGATACGCCTCCGGGAGATACGAGCTCGCGGCCGGGAAGATGACCCCGCGCGCCTCGTAGAACGACCGGTCCTCGGCGAACCGCGTCCGGGCCTGGGCCGGGGAAAGGGACCGCAGGGAGCCGCCCCTCTTGTTCTTCTTCGACATGATGGCAGGTGCCTTCTTCTAGAGCTGGAGGGGCGGGGGCCTTAGCCGAGCGGATGGTTGCTGATTTTCACCAGCGCACCGGGCGCGGCATAGGAGCGGGCGAACCACTTGGTCTCGACGTTCACGGCCGAGACGTTGATCGCACCGGAGCCCACCGTCTGGGTCTGGGTCGCGTAGGTCCCGGCGCCTCCCGTGCCCGTGAGGCTGACGCCGTTCGTCGCGTTGGCGGTGATCGTCCCGGTCGCGCCCGTGAGGACGCCGCCGATCGCGTAGCCCGCGACCACGGTGCCCCCGACAGTGAGGAGGCCCCAGGTGCCCGTGATCGTCTCGGAGGCGATCTGGGGCTGCGGGGTCGAGAGCAGGTAGCGCCCGATCCCGCCCAGCGCCTCGCCGGCCAGCAGCGGAGTGATCTGGGACGCGACGGTGGTGCCGGTGATGATCGACGTGCCGGAGATGACAGACCCCGGTTGGATCGTGCCCGAGCCCACGGCCGTGACCGTGAGGACGTCGTTGAGGATCGAGCCGGTGGTCGAGAACGTCTGGGCCGCGATCGTCGAGGCCGTGGAGGTGCCCCCGGCGGTCACCGTCCCGGTGGCGGCGAAGGTCACGGAGCCGTCGGCGAAGTTCGCGTAGGCCTTGAGCCCAGGGGTCGCGGGGCCCGTGCCGGCGTTCACGACGAAGAAGTCCCCGCCCATGTAGACCGTGGTCTCGAAGCCCTGCGGGATCACCATCCCGGCGTCCTGGAGGTACTCGGTGATGAGCGCTTGCTGCTCGCGGCCGATGAAGCCCGTCACCGGGCCGGAGCCTCCGATGTTGCTCACCCAGGCATTGGTCCCGTCTGCGTCCTGCGGAGGAGCGGACCAGCAGAAGCGCCCGATACGCGCGCCCCCGACGCCCGCCACGGCGCCCCCGGGGCCGAAGTCGGCGGTGAAGCGCGGGTTCGCGGAGGCGAAGTCGCCCTCGACGCCGATGCCCGGCTGGGTGTTAACGACGCTCTGACGCGGCGCAGTCATGGATGTGATCCTTCAGCAGGAGGGAGGGGGGCCGGCCTTAGCCGAGAACCTGAATGCGGGCCGCGTGGGGGAAGCGCTTCGCGATGTCGCTGCCGCCGCGCTTCGGCTCACTGTCCATCGCGAGGCGCTTCGACGCGCCGGGACGCGGGACGTTCTCGAGAATCGCCCGGTAGGCGCTGGGGTGGACCCCCTTGGTCTTCACCCCCAGGGACTCGAGCGTCGCCTTGAGGATTTCCTCGGCGGTGTCGAACGCGGGCGCGACCTCGCCCACCCAGGGGCGGACGAACGACCGCGCTTCCTGGGCGGACCTCGCCTCGGCGCGCATGTCTTCCTTCGCCTGCGTGACCGCAGTCTTGATCGCCGCGTCCATCGCTGGCTTGAGCATCGGGGCCTCCTCGTCCTTGGCTTTGTTCCTGTCGACCGCCGTCTCGGTCCGGGGTTCCTCGGCCTCGGCCGCCGGCCCCTCGTCCTTGGCCCCGCCGAGGCAGATGTCGTAGCAGGCCTTCGCGAGCTCGGCGTCGCCGCCCAGCTTCTCGGCCAGCATCTTGAGCTTCTCGGGATCCGGCTCGCCTTCATGCACCCCTTCGGGCTCAGCGTCCGGCTTGGCGGCGCGGGGGTCTTCCTCGGCGGGTTTCGCGGCGGCGGCCGCCGGCACGGCGGCGTTGGGATCGGTCACCGTGCCCTCATCGGGCGCCGGGCCCGCGGGCCCAGCTTCCGGCTCCTCGGCCGGCGCTTCGCGATCGATCATGTCGAGGATCCGCATCGCGACGTCATCGGGGCCCGCCTCGTCCATCGCGAGCTGGTCCTTCGCGCACTGCTTGGCCCTGGCCCAGATCTGCGCCCGCGTAGTCGCGGAGTGGAGATTCTTCTTCGTCACCCCCTGGACCGCCGGCACGAGATCGAGCTTCGCATCGGCCGCGAGCTTCGGCGCCAGAAGAGCTTGCAGGGCCGCGTGGACGCGGAGCGCAGTCGCGGACAGCTTAGCCATTTTCGGAGATCTCCTCTGGGCGGGGTCGGGATGGGCGCCGGCCTCGTCGGCGGCGAGAAGTGTCACGGGGAGGCCGAGGGCCTCGAGGGCCTTCTCGGGTGTCCCGTACTTCTGTCGCAACGCCGCCTGAAGCGGATTCATTCACAGCCCTCCCCGGGGCTTCGCCCTAAATAACACACGAGTCCACCGCGGCGCCAATAGTAGGGGTCGGGAGCGCTCCGCAGGGCAACATCTAGGCGTAGAACGACTGCAGGGCCTGCTCGACGAGCGCCCACTTGACCTCAGGACGGAGCGAATCAGCCACCGCGACATCGGGTCCCGCGCGCCCGGCCTCGACCTGCGCGACGTGGTTGAAGACCAGGTTCCGCATCACGCCATCGTAGGGCCGGCCCTCGAAGGTCCCGGGACTCATGTCGGCGTCGTAGCGGTAGGAACTCGACAGCTCGACCTTCTCCCCGCTCTCGATGCCCTCGATCGCCTCGGCGGGCCAGATCACGAGGCTGTTGAAGAGGTAGGGGGCCTGCCAGACCGCATCGTTCCCCACGGCGCCGATCACGAGGCTGCTCGGGTGCCGGTCGGCGCTCGTGGCCTTGTGGACCGCGAGGAGCGGGACCCCGTTCGAGGTCGCGGCCGCCTTCTCGATCTCCTCGGGCGCGCGGAGCAGGCGGTAGACCTTCTCGGGCTTGAGCCCAAGCTTCTCCCAGTTGGGAATCTCCTTGCCGACATAGGGGCAGATATTCGCCTTGGTGATCGGGGTCAGGCTCACGTGGAGACGCCCGTCGGCGTCGTAGCTCCGCACCGTCTCCTGATCGAGCGCCAGCACGTCGTCCTGCTCGAGCGCGGCCAGGAGCACCGCCCACCCATCCTCGCTGAAGACCGGTTCGGCCTCCGGCGTCGCCTCGTTGATCTCGTCGACGAGCTTGTTGCTCAGCACCTCCTCGACGCCCTCGTGGAGGGGATCGGGCGGGTCCCGGGGATCGGCCCATCGCCAGTCGTCGTGCTCCCGGTGCCCGTCCTCGTCGCGGCCGATGTCGGGCGTGAATTTCTTGTCGACCGGGCAGATGAAGGTCGAGAAGTCGACGTCGTTCACGATCGCGCGGGAGACCGGGGTCACCTCCTCGGGATCCGCGAGGTAGCCGGTCTCCTCGTGGGCCTCGCGGATCGCGCCGTCGAGCAGCGTCTCGCCCGCCTGGAGGTGGCCGCCGGGCCAATCCCACTGCCCGGGGTTGTTCGCCTGGCTGTCGCGCCGCAGGAACAAGACCTTGCCATCCGGCGCCCGGAAGATGATCCCCGCCGCGTCGTGTACGTCGGTCTCTTCCTGATCGTCGAGCGCAACGCCCGCGTCCTTGCTCTTCCCGGCTTCACTGTAGGCGATCGCTGCCGCCTGCTTGGGGTCCTTGCCCGCGCGGATTTCGGTCGCGATGTTGGCGCTGATCGTCTCCTGGCTCGAACCCTCTTTGAGCGGCACGACGGCCTCCTAGCCCGGGATCAGGATCGAGGCGTTGACGAGGAACCGGGTGTCGGGGCTCGTGACCTCGATGTTCCCCGCTCCCTGGAACTTGTACGTCCACCAGCCCGAGACGTTGACGTTCACGTCGTAGCCGAACACCCCGGTGCTCACGTGGGTCAGGAGATCGCCCGGCACCACGGTCTCGTTGTCCCCCGGGTCCTTGATGTAGAGCGTGACCGTCGTGGGGTCGATCGGCGTCACCCCGTCCCCGAGGGTGAAGTTCGAGGTCAGCTGGACGAGGGTGTCGATCTCGTAGGTGTTGCTCATTCGTCGCTCACCATCACCTTGGCCGAGATCGTATCGCTCACCGTGACCTTACCGCGCAAGCGGAGCGGGAAGTTGAGCGCGCCGAGCATCCGCGCGGCCGCGAGCAGCGTGGCGGCCAACGCCAAGTGCACGAGGGGGCCTCCGGCTCGGCCCTGGGCGCCGCTGGTCAGCTGCCCCCGGAGCGCCGCCGAGCCGGCCATCGAGGCCTTGGCCTGGGCGCGGGCGAGAAGCTGGCCCTGCAGGGCCGCGACCTGGCCCGAGACGCCCTGGAGGCGCGTGCCGCTCAGGAGCCGGCCCGAGAGGTTCGCCGTCGGGGTCAGGGCCCCGCGCGCCGTCGCCTGGGCCCGCAGGGTGGCGCTCAGCGGCGCCGTGAGCGCGATCCCGGGCCGCATCCGCGCTGCGGCCATGAGGGTAGCGGTCAGCTGGACGCGATCGTTGCGCGAGATCCCGGCCGTGATCCGCGCCGCGCCGAGGAGGCGGGCGGTCATCGCCGCGCGCCCCGTCAGGGCTCCCCGGGAAGTCCCCTGGGCGACCAGGGTTCCAGCCAGAGAGACGACGCCCCGGGGGTTGGCCCGGAGACTCGAGGCGCTCGCGAGCCGTCCGCTCAGCGCGCCGGCCAGCGTCGCAGAGGCGCGCAACGTCGCCCCGCCGGCCAGGCGCCCGACCATCACCGCGGTCGCGAGGAACCCCGCCGCCGCAGCGGCCCGCGCCCGCAATGTCCCCTGGAGGGGCACGACACCCGACGAGGCGGCGGTCCCGCGCATCAGCGCCAAGAGCTGCGCGGCCAGCGGGACGGCCCCAGTGGCCGCTCCCCGGAGCCGCGTGGCGCTCCGCACCGTCCCGGCCAAGGCCGCGGCGCCAGTAGCCGAGCCTCGGAGCTGCGCGGTGCTGAGCAAGGTCGCGTGGAGGAGCACCGTGCCGCCGCCGAGGGAGGAGACCGGCGCGCCCGAGACTGGCGAGAAGGCCGGCATCAGAGAGACGAGCTCGGCCAGCCCTGGGTGACGTCGAACCCATCGCAGTCCGCGACCGCGGTGAGGGCCAGGATCTCGTCCTTCAGAGCCCGCGCGTTGATCACCAGGGCGGTCCCGTAGTTCGCGACCGTGACCCCGAGGAGCACCATATCAGCGGCGCTGAGCGCCTGGGTGGAGTTGTCGGCGGTGATCCAGACGGAGTTCGGCGGCCAGTTGATGTTCGTCCCCGCGATGAGCGAGAGCGCGGCCTGGGTGGCCTTGCCCGCGATGTTGGCCCGCGAGGCGTCGTCGATCTGGTAGAGCTTCGTCGAGCCCTCGATCGTGATCGTGAGCCCGGCATCGATCAGAGAGCCCGCCATCCCCCCATCGGTGACCATGAAGAGGGACGCGAGGCGGGCCAGCGCCTCGCCCTGCGCGTCGGCCAGCGTCCGGGTGTCGATGATCTCGACTTCGCCGGTCGAGACGCCATTCGCGTCCGCGAGGTGGATGACGCTTCGCTGGCCCATCAGAGTGTCGCCACTACGCCGAGGGCTGGGCAAGCGCCGCTACCTCCGATCGCGCTGAGCGAACCGGCGGTGCTAGGCAGGGTGGCGCTGGTCTGCTGCCAACCACTCGGCTGGTTCCCATCGGCTGTCGAGCTCTGACCCATGTTGATCACCGCTCCGAAAGAGGTGATCGACGAGTTATCGTTGCAATAGACGAGCGTCGGACCGTTCGTGTGGGAGACGATCGCGAGCCAGTACCAGCCCGGTGGCTGCGGCGCGCTCGGGGTGATGGTCGAGGTCGCGTTATCGCCGGTGCTCCCCCCGGTGCCGGTGTTGATCCCGGTCTGCTGACCCAGTCGGGCGTTCGGCGCGCCATTGAGATTCGAGTAGAGACCGATGTCGACGGTCGATGTGCCCGCGAAGGCGCTCGCCAGATTGAAGTGCAGGACGACGCTGGAGAACGGCTGGCCGATGAAGACCGGCATGTACCAGACTGTTCCGGTGGCGAGGGCCCGTGTGTTCCCTGCGCTAAAGGCCCCGAGATTGTTCGTGTAGACGCGCCCGCTCGCCCGGCCGCTGAACGCCGCGGTGAGATAGACCGAGGGGTCGACGCAGAACACATTGATCGTCCCCGAGAAGGTGACGACCTGGGAGCCGCCGTTCGAGGAGCTGATCGGGGTCGCAGCGCGGGCCAGGGTCGCGCCGGAGTTCGTGTACGCCCCGTAGCTCACCTCCCAGTGCGTCCCATCGAGGATGCAGTAGAAGGTCGAGTTTCCGTCCCCGATCCCGGAGTTGAACGACTGATAGCCGCCGGCGGGCGGGCTGTTGTTCAGGGTGACGGTCGTGCCCGAGACCGCGCTCGCGGTGTCCTGAACGCGGTCGCCGATGACGAAGGACACGGGATCTGGCCCTCCCGCCTCTACGCGACGTTGAGCGTCAGCGTGCTCGCGGCGAAGGAGGCCGTGACGTTGATCGGGATCGACTGCTGGACGATCTTCCGCACCATCATGTCGCCGGTGCCCGAGGTGTTGACCGCAGTGCCGCCGTTCGTCACCGTGAAGGTGTCGGTCGCGGGGCTCACGACGACGAGAACGCCGGTGAGGTTCGACTGGCTGAACGTCGGGGTCGTGCCCCCATATTTGGAGGTGAAGACCACGGGGTCGGCCGCCGAGTAGCCATGGGCGTGCGTCGTGATGACGCCCGGCGAGGCGGCGGAGATCGAGCACGGGAGCCAGGAGAAGTTCCCCAGGTAGTCGAGGCCGAGGAGGTTGCCCGCCGTCACCGCGTCGTAAATCCCGAAGCCGATCACCGTGCCCCAGGAAGCGCTCGCCTGCGCGAACGTGATCACCGCGCCGTTGGTGGCGGTGACGGGGGTGACGCTGGGCTCGGTCCCGGACGAGGCCGAAGAGGCCGGCCAGGCGGAGAAGACGATCGTGTCGCCGCTCCCGACGCCGCCCCCCGTGGCGTTCTGAGACATCACGACAGTGGTGCCGGTGGTCGAGAGCACCGTGGTCCCGGCCGGGACCACGGCCGCGGTGGTGTCGTTGACCGTCATCCCGGCGACGATCCAGGCGGGCGTGGCGGCGAAGTGCAGGGTCGCGTTGCCGCTCGCCGTGGTCCCGTTCGTGGCCGCGGAGCCCGCGACCTGAACCCGGGCATAGCCGCCGCCCGAGACCTCGGTCCCACCCGTCCCGGCGTCGCTGGTCGGCATCGCGGTGAAGAGAGCGAGGAATCGGTTGCCAAGCGCCGGCGCCGCGGCCTGGCCGCTCATAAGGTTGGTGGCGGCCTCGGCGAGGTAGTCGCTCATGCCTGGCATTCGGTTTCCCCCGCCTTGCGATGTGAGTCGGTCCCGGCGACGCTATCGCGTTTGCGCCGGCAGTTGAAGCGGGGTCAATTCCCGCTCCCGTTCTCGGTCCAGCTCGTGCCCCCATAGCCGACGAAGCACTTGTGCGTCCCGCCCCCGGTCGGGACCGTGCCGGCCGAGCAGCTGGCGTTGGCGTCCGTTACGAGGGCGATCTCGCCGGTGTGGACGTCGGTACCGCTCGGGAGCTGAGCAACGATCCAGCTCCCCACCGTGAACGACGTGTTCGACATCGTGTTCGCGCACTTGGAGCCGCTGTTGGGGTAATTGTTGGTCGAGACGATGGTGCCGGCCCAGCCCCCAAAAGTCGGGCAACCGCCGGTCGGGAACTGCGAGTTGCGGATGGTCGTCTGGGTGCTGCCACCCGCCGCGTTGGTCATAAAGGTGAAGCCCGACGAGCCCTCGACATTCACCGTGTCGATGATGAGCTCGCCGTTGCCCTGGATGTTGTCGACGATCCCCGTGCAGGTCGCGCACACCCCGGCGAGAGTGTCGTTGAACAGAGTAACATTGTTCCCGCCCTCAATGTCCACCGGCGGCCCTATCGCATTCTCGCTCCTCAGGTTCTCGAAGAGTATATTCTCACCGCCAGTCACGTAGAGGTCGGTGTAGTTGACGGTATTGTTCCCACCGTCCATCACGAGGACGCTGATCTGACCTTCGACGTCTATGCCCCTGCTGCATCCAACGATCGTGTAGTTGGTAATGCGATCAACGAAAGGTTCGGCGGAGGATGAGACAAAGCGGAAGCCAACTCCGTTGGACGTATTGGTGGTCGGAGCAGCGCCACCGCAGTTGATGGTGATCTTATCGAAGCGGCCGATGTCGGCGTTTCCGACAACATCTCCCTGGCCAATCCGAATACCGACAAAGTTGCCGTCAGCCGTTATAGGACCGGCAATGTAGATGTCATCGAATTGATTGGTGGTGTTCGTGGTCGTAATCGACCCGGTTTCGGTGTCTTCGATCACCACATCAACAGGGGTCGCGACATGATCGCTAAGGACGAAGTGGTGAAAGGTCCCGGTATCCGTCTGATTGACTGAAAGCATCGGCCCAGCGCCGGCGGTGCCGATCCACTTGATCTGCGGCGTATGGGTCGATGAGCTTACGCCGGTAGTGCCGCCGAATACCAGGCTGTAGCAACCCTTGAAACTCAGAGCGGCGGTGATCCCGAGCGTGAAGCTGGGCGGGATGGTGATCGGGAAGGCGGCGGTATTTGGATTGGCGCAGGCGAGATTGATCGCCGCCTGAACCTTGGTGGTGTCGTCGGTTGTCCCATCGCCCTTAGCGCCACACTGATCGACGCCGAGGCCCGCCGGCCCGATCTGGCGGTACCAGCGGTTGCCGGCGCTATCGACAAAGATCGTGCAGCCGTTGTCAGTGCTGGTGGTGTCGGAACCAACAAGCTGGAGCGGTCCGCCGCCCGTGAGTCCTCCCGTGTAGTAGGAGGTGAGCGTGATGTCGTTGCCCTTGCCGGTGAGGTTCGTGGTCCGAAGCGCCGCCACGTTGTCCACGATGGTCGGGAAGACAGACGTGCCAACACCGCCACCTCCACCGCCTACAGCCTGAGCGTTCGCGCCAACGGCGAGTAGGAAGGCAAGACAGACGCCGAGGGCAGATCGAAAGAACATGGGCGATCCTAAGCCCCGGAGCAGACGTATTCGATCACGTCCCCAGAGTTCGAGGTCATGGTGAGGACGATAGCCGCCGTTGAGATCGTATAGGACGTCAGGTGCGAGAGGTTCGTCTTGTCCGTGACCACACAGAAGGGCGCAGCCGCATAGGCGATCTTGAAGCTGATCGTGCAGGCGGTAGCCGTCGTGCCGATGGTGGCCTCGCCGGCCACATCCGTCGAGCCGGCCGTGATCGTCGGAGAGCCGGTCCCACAGGTGCCGATGGTCGGGATGGCCGCGCTGGAGAACTTCGCATGCGAGTTGGCGTCCAAGGAGAGGACCGCCTGTTCGGCGTTCTGCGCCGTTCCGGTGGTCCCAGCCGGCGCTGTCTGGAAGACCAACTTACCGCCAAGGCCGGTGCCCGTGCCCTGTGACCCCGCGATGGTGAAGTCCGCGCCAGCGGTGTTCGAGGTGCCCGCCACAACGCCCTGAACGCCGAAGGTCTGCGCGACCGCCGTCGCCGCGTCTGATGCGCCTAATTGGATGCTATTTGCACCCCGACGAAGGAGACGCGCATCTGAAGCGGTCCCGAAAAGAATTTGTCCCCTGGTATTATCGTCCAATCCAGCAAAGACATTACCGCCAGCGCTTACAGCCCCAACACTCCCGGTCCTTAATGCTCCACCGAATAACAAATTTCCGTTGAAATCCACGCTGAACACAGAATTGCTACCGACTTGGAGATCAGCCAGAAGCGTGCCGCCGTGCGAAGCTGTGTTTGTGATGTTCATAAACAGCGGCGCGTCGAACGTGGTGGCGGCATTGTTGAACGTGCCGGTTATGTTGATGGCCTTGATGTTCGTGGTGATCGTTCCGAGCGCCCAGGTATGGGCTCCAGTCCATGTCGGCGAGAACGTCAGATCGATAGGGGGCGCGGCGTCGGAGCGCATGGCGGTGGTCGCCGACCCATTGACCGCGCTCGCGCCGACCACGGCTGTCGGATTTGCGAAAGTCGTCGCGCCACCACCACCGCCGCCCGTTTGCTGGGCCAGCGCCGGTCCGGCGAGCAGCGCGAGCGCCAGTGCGATCCAGCGCATCATTGGAAATCACCCGAAATGAAGGCGTGCGCCGATTGCGTCTCGGTGAAGCAGCCGGTGGTCGAGACGACAATGGTGATGCCGGTCGAGAACGTCACCCCGGTGGAGCCGAAGGTCCCGCCCACCTGTGACGTTCCAGAAGGCACGCCGTAACACTTCACTGGCACCACCGCGCCATTCCCGGGATCCGAGGTGGCGTTGAGGACCAACACCCACCAGGCCGCTCCCGCGAGCGTAACATCGGCGTTGACCTCGAAGCTCACCAGCGCCTTATTGGCGCTCGCGGTGATGACCTTGGAGGTCGCGAGGGAGCTGGTGGAGACGGGGGCTGATGGATTCCCACTCCCTCCACCCCCGCCCGCGCAGCTCGTGAGCGCGCCGGTGTTGTCGTAACAGGCGGTGAGCACGCCCTGGCTGGGGTTCCAGGTCGCCGGCGGTGTGACCGCTTGGGCGGGAAGGGCTACGGCGAGCGACGCCAGGAGGGCGATCGCGCCCCCACGAAACCACCTCATGCAGCCTCCTCCATCGGTTCGGCGATGATGCTCCGGCTGGTGCATCGGCAGTTCGGCTCCGTGCCCGGCCAGATTCGTTTGCCGAGGGCGGGATCAAGCCAGCCTTCGGCCACGTTGTAAACGATCCGGTCCCGGCCGGCCTTGACGTGGCTCGGCCGCGGCTCCTTGCCGGCGCCTGAGTGGACCCACTGGGCGGTCTGGATCCCGAGCTCGACCTGGCGGGTGCGGGTCAGGAAGGCGGTGGCTTTCGCATTTTGGTCGCGAGCTATGAAGGCCGCGCGCCGATAGCTCACCCCATAGGCGGCGCGCAGCTCGGAGGTCAGGGCGCCCAGGTCCCGGCCGGCCTGCACGGAGCGCATCACCGCGCCCTCGACGCTTGTCAGATATTGCTCGGGGATGCTCCTGATCAGGGAGACATTCTGCTGGATCGCGGCCGCGAGCTGATCCTGCTGGGCCTGACTGGCCTGGAACTTCACGCGAATCCCGGCGGCCCGGAGCGCCGCGGTCATGGCCGCGTCGGTCTGGTCGCCCGCCCGCTTGGCGAAGCGCTCCGCGATCTCCTCCCCCAGGGCGTCGAAGCGCCGCCCCCAGCGCCGCCGCAGCGCCGCGAGGACGCGCTGCAGGAGATCGGCCGGCGCCGCGTCCTGCGCGATCTCGATCCTTTCCAGATGCTTCCGGTAGGCCGCGCGCACCCACCAGCGGATCGAGCGGTCCATGGAGGCGAGTTCGCGTTCCAGACGCTTCCGTAGCCACGCCTCGAGCCCGGCGTTGGGCTGCACGGGCCGCAGCTTGGCCGGGCGCCCCGGCTTGGCCGGCTTGGGCTTGGCGTCCTGGGCGAGCTTCAGCTGGCCCTCAAGCTCGGTGATCCGCTCGCCGTCGACCTGGTGGGCCTTCTTCGCCCGGCCGCGCACCGTGGCCAGCGCGTACTGGGTGCGCGTCAACTCGGCTTCCAGATCGGCGATGCGAAGCTCCTCGGGGGTGCGGACGAGGGCCATCACCACCCCGCCCGCTTCGGATAATCGGGCGGCCCAGCGCCGAAGGGTTCACCCCACCCAGTGCCGCCGCGCGCGCCATTCTCCCGGCAACGTTCGCCCGTTTCGGCGCCGCACCTCAGACAAGACCCATCACCCGCGACTCGGCGGCTCGGATCGTGATCCTTGCAAGGCTGCAGGGGCTGCGCGGTCATCAGTCTGGCCACCCATAGTCCTGGTGATCGGCCAGGGGGACCATCGGCACCGTCTGACCATTCAGCGCGTGCGTGCAGTCGCCGCAGAAGCCGATCTGCCCGTCGGTGATGATGTAGTGGCAGAAGGTGCCTTCGGGCCCATGCTCATCGGCCGGAAGGAAATGTCGCACGCTGGGCGTGAACGAGGGCCGGTCGACGTTGCCGTTGAACTGCCAGATCGGATGCGGGCCTCCGCCGGTCGGGACGTGATGCGCATGGCGGCACCCAGGGCACCACCAGGCATACTCACCGTTGGCGAACTGCCCGAGGACCGGACTGAGGATTTTCATTCGGCCGGCTCCCGCTGGCGCTGGCGGCTCTCACGCGGCGCGCGCCTCGCGGTCCGGGGGTCCTCGCCATCTGGCCGGCGCGGGCCATCCCGGTCTGGCGCGCCGCCCGCCGCCCGCCGCGCCTGCGGGTCGATGCGCACCCCACCGAGTTCGCTCAGCGCCCCGCCCGCGCCCGCCGGCGGAGCCTCCAGCTGCGGGAACTCCTCGGCCATGTCCGGATCGACCACGCCCCCACCCTCGGGCCCCTCGGGCATGTCGGGCGTCAGCTCCTCGAGTCCGTAGTAGGGGCTCTCCGGATCGGCCAGGAGGCCCATGCGGATCTCCTGCGGGAGGAAGACCCCGTCCTCGATGTAGACCGCATCCATCTCGGCCTGGACCTTGCGGCGCTCCGTCTCCTCCTTGGGATCGAGGCTGCGGAGCGATTCCCACGTCCAGGTGATGTCGGGGTCGATCTCGCCGAAGAGGCTCAGTTGGGCGAAGTCGATGATCGTCGTCAGCGGGGCGGCGCAGAACTTCTCCCGAAAGGCCTCGCACCAATCGAGCCAAGAAGTGATCTCACCCTGCGACGAGGCATTGAGCCCAGCGGGCTGTATGCCAAGCAACTTCACGACCGGCTCGCCACTGATGGAGCATTGGAACTCCTGATATTTGGTGATCAGGTCCTTGAGTTCTGAAAGCGGCGTGTTGAACTGGAAGAACTCCTCGGTGTCCTTGTCGAGGAGCATGGCGCCAAAGTTGTTCCGCATGTTGTTGAAGAGTTCAACGCGGTCGAAGATGCCCTGCGAGTCTGCCTCGGGCTTCAGGATGGTTTCGAGATTGGTCGCGATTCCCGAGGTCGAGAACGAGAGCAACAGGCGGGCAACCGAATCCACCACCGAGATCCAGCGGTCGACATAAGGCTGCATGAGCTGCGAGAGGCTGATGCCCCCGAACATATAGGCGGGCTTGAGGAGGTCCGGGACCTCGCGGCCCACGAAGGTCATGAGCCGCGTCGAGTGGATCTCCTTGCCTTGGCAGAACCAGGTCTGGGGCTTGTACCAATCATCGCGCAGCGGGTTGGTGGCGTTGTACTTCGAGGGGTAGCACCACACGGCCTCGATAGGCTTGAGGCCGCGGAGGAAGTCGGTCTTGCCCTGGAACTTGGTCCGCGTGGCCTCATTGCGCCCGTTGCCGATCGACTGCGCGAGCTCGTCGCGGTCATCGGGATCAGTGCCGACATCGAGGTAGAGGTGCGCAACGCCGAAGAAGGCGTCCTGCTCGATCAGGCGCCGCATCGCGCCGCGGAGATCGAGGCGCTTGAGCTCGGTCTCCAGCTTCGTGACCTTCTCGAGCTTCGCCTTGTCGTTCGAGTCTGCGGCCCCGATCCTGATCCAGCGCCGCGTGCATTCGGTCGCGAGCACCTCGGCCATGCGGCGATACTCGGGCAGCGCGGCGAAGAGCGAGAGGGCCGGATACCCCTTGAAGAGCGGGCCATCGAACCACCCCGAGGCCCAGGTCCCCGCGGCCCAGACCGACATCTCCTCGGCCTGCTCGTCCATCGCGAGCACGGGGTTGGCCTTGTTCTTCAAGCCATCGGGCAACACGCCCGGCGGCGGCCGCGGGACGGCGAGGAACTGCTCCGCCGTCACCATCCCGGCCTTGATCCGACTGCGGGCCAGCGTCCCGGCGGGGATCTGCATCCCCTTCTTGCCGCCCTGGAGGATCGAGACCGCGGGCGCCGGCTTCAGCGCCTCGCGGCGGGCCCGGGCCTCGGTCTTGCGGACCTTCCGCGCGGCTTTGCGCTCGGCCTTGGTCATTCGGCCACGAGGCCCAGTTCGGCCAACTGAGCCTTTGCGGCTTCGGCCCGCGAAGGCACGCCCAGTTGGATGCAGAGCCAGCGGGCGACGATCAGGCCCACGGCGTCGATGATCTCCCGGTCCATCTTCGGATTGCCGGTCAGCCGGAAGTGGGTCTCATGCCGACCGAAGAGGTCAGCGCGGGTCTCGTCTTCGGGCTTCAGGAGCTCATGCACCGAGAACGCCAATTTCAGATCGCGCATCCTGCTCATCTCCGCCCGGCCCCACGACTCGCGCCCGCGAGCGTCGCAGACCCATGGCCTAGCGTCCATATCCGCGGCGCGCCGGGATCATCCGGGACTGCTGCAGGATGGACGGGTCGATCGCCAAGCGCTTCTTCCGCGTCGCGGTCGCGAAGCAGAGCACCAGGGCATCCCAGTCGTCTGGCGATGGCCGGCCGCGCTTCTTGATCTCGTCCTTGCTCTCGATCTGGATCTGGCCCGTCGAGGTGAGGGAGTATTTGATATCGGCCGCCTGGGCCTGGATGTCGTCGGATTGATCCTGGTCCTCTTCCGGGCCCACGAGGTCGATGTCGCCGGCGATGAAGCGCTCGCGCAGAGCCCAGTTGAGCTGATCCTTGAGACGGACGTAGCGCTCGGTCTCGGTGAAGCGGCGCTCGGGCTGCTTGCCGGGACTGCCGCGGGTGGCGGAGGGCGGGGGCATGACGGTCGGGCGCTCGCCGACGTTCACCGCCACGATGTCGACGCCGTAGAGGAGGCGCTTGGCCGCGAGGCCGCCCTCCGAGGTGTCCTTGCCCGCCTGCAACTCCTCGAGGCGGTCGGTGACGCCGCCCCCGACGCCGGTGTCATCGATCCGCACCACCTTGGCGCCGGTCTCGCGCAGCACGTCGATGATCTCGCCCACGGTGACCATGGTGCTCCGCTTGCCGAATTTGCGGACCCGGCGCGCCACGGGGCCGAGGCGATGGTAGACGACAGTCGAATCCTCCCCGTACCTGGCGATGTCGACGCCGAGTTCGTTCTCGGGTCCCGGTAAGAGCCGGCGCGTCACCGCGGCCGTGATCGCCCCCAAGGGAATGAGTCCGTCAGCTGCCTGATCTGGGAAGCGGCCCAGCACCTTGGCGAGATAGAGCGGGCTCTCCTCCCCCCACTTACGCTTGCGCTCCTCGACCCAGGTCTTGCCCACGAGGAGCGGGCGGAGGAAGTCCGGCACCTCCTCATCGGTGAAGTTCGGCGAATCGAAGGCCGAGATCGGAATCACATTCCAGCCTGAACCCGGCCGGCACACGGCCTCGAACTCGGTCGAGGGATCGTCGGGGTTCCCGATCGCGAGGATGCGGCTGTAGTCGTTCGCCACGAGGGACGAGACCGCGTCCCAGATCATTTTCGCGATTCCGCACGCTTCGTCTAAAATGCAGAGTACGTACTTGGCGTGGATGCCCTGCGCCGCGGTCGGATCGGTATCGGCCGGCGAGCGCCCGAAGCCCACAAGTTCGCCATCATCGAGCCGCCACATCCGGGTCATCATCCGGCCAGGCAGGCGCCCCTGCTTGTGGATGCGGTTCATCTCGCGCCAGAGGATCGCGTCGACCTGGGCCGCCGTGGGCGCGAGGGTGACGACAAAGGCCTCGCCGGGCTCATGGCAGGCGATCCACCAGCAGGCGATCATCGCGGCCACGAGGCTCTTGCCAGTATCGTGCGAACTCGGGACCGCGGTCTGGCGGTTCTTCGCCACGCTCTCGCAGATCGCGCGCTGCTTGGACCAGAGGAAGCCGTAGAGCCAGTTCTCTACGAAGCCGACGGGATCGGTCTCGTAGACCAGCAGCTCATCGATCGACTTGCGGCGTCTCCGATCCAGTTCCGCCTGCGCCCTCGCCCTGATCGATTTCAGAACTGAGACGTCCAAGGAAACTTGCGAGTTGGGCATTGGTGAGGCTCTCGAAGCGCACCGGGATGGCGCCGCCGTCCTTGCCCGTCAACTCGGTAGAGCTTTTTTCCCGCCACTCATCGGAGAAGCGAGCTGAGATCGAGCGTGACCAAGCGTGAGAATTGAAGGGCGCGGTCCGCATCCCCTTCTGTCCGGCGTCTTCCCACCATGCTTGTGAGAGACTGAGGGCACGACTCATCGCGAGGGCAAAGTCTGGATGCGCCGCCTCCCAAGCCGCGATGGTCACACGATCGATTCCAATGTACGCGGCCATGTAGGTCCGGCTCTTGCCCTGCATCCCGAGATCGATGACCTCACGGCAAAATTCGGGTTCATAGCTGCTTGGGCGCCCCCGAGCGACGACATCTCGGGGAATGCCAAGTTTCTCTAGGTCAAGCCCAGTCGGCAGAATCTCTTTTGGGAGCGGTTTGGGAGCCCGTGCCACCTTGGCTATCTCGTCCGCCGAAACCCGAAAGGCTCCGGGGCTATGTAGAGTTTCTCGCCCCTGTGATTGTAGAGGCCGGACCACCTCGGAGGCTGGGGCTCGTCGAGCATGATCGGCTGAGTGGGCGGGGTTGCGTCGTCCTCATCCTCGGCCCACCAGGCCCAGCGCCTGTTGACTTTCTTCATGACCGCCTCGAAGCGTCGCCGATGCGGCGATCTTGGTCGTAGAAAATCTTCGCGTAGTCCATGGCCTCGTTCCGGCATCGGGGTGAGCGAGAACGATGATCATCGGTCAGCGCGATCTGCACGGCGCCCTCCATCCAGTCAACGATGTCCTCGCGGGGACCGCGCTCGCGGACCGTCAGGGTCGCTTCTTCGATCATGCAGGCGCAGCGGTAGGAGACGATCACCTGGGACATTGCGGGGCAGTCCATGCTCGGCGGCGATTCTGATCGCGCGCCACTCGCGTCTATACCACCATTTCAGGGCCATGCCTGCGCTGACGCCGCGTTCACACCCGATAGCGATAGCCGCCGGCCCGTCGCTACAGCGCAGGACGTCGAGCACCGTCTGATCGGGATGGTATTGGCGGGGCTGGTCACGCATCGGCGGACACGGGCTCCACCCCCGCGAGGTCATCTCTAGCCCAAATTTGGGTCAGATTCGACCCAAATCTGAGGCGCCGGTGGTCAGCGCTGTGGACGCTTATAGGGCTTCGCGATCAACATCGAGCCGGGCTTCGGCGGCTGGCCGAACCCGACCTGGATCCCCTTGATCCGCTGGACTATCCCCGGAGGGGCCGGTGGCCTTTCTGGAACGGCCGGCCCTGCATCCTCCGGCCGCGTAACTTTTTGCCGCCGTTTCTGAGGCGGTTTCCTTTTGCTCGATCGGCCGCCTCGAGGGCGGTCTTTGCTCCATGACATCGTGCACACCTCAGTCTCAGGTTCTCGGGGCCAAAAAAGCGCCGGCGCTCGTCGTCCGGCTTGTGGGCGATGAGCCAGAGGGGAATCTCGTGCTCGAGCTCCAGGGCCGAGCACCACGTGACCTCGATATAGGGCCCCGTGCCCCAGCCGTGGATCACCCCGCCGCGGCGCCAGTGCATCGGCGCTTCGCCGCAGTCCCAGCACTTCTCGCCGTCGCGGTCGACGACGAAGGCCCGCTGCTGCTCCGCCCGGGTGTGGAGATAGAACTCGTAGAGGCAATGGGGCTCGTTGCCCCGGCCGTCGTGCCAGCCCCGCTTCTTGTTCTGGGTCGCGTCGGGCTTGAGCAGCATCCCGCCGCACCAGCGGCAGTAGCCGAACTTTCCCCGGTTGCCGCCGCTCGGCATCGGGAAGGCGCGGGGGCCGGTCTGCCGGCGCTTGCGCGCCTTCTCGCGGTCCATCCAGCCCTTGCGGTAGCAACGGTCGACGCACCCCCCGTACTGGCAGCAGTCGGTCCGAGGCCCCTCGGCCTGGCGCTGCTCGGGCGTGAGGGTGAGGAGCCAGGGGCAGGGATCGCCGAGGGCGGTGGGGCGGTGGCGGTAGTTCACCATTCCCAGGGCTCCCGATCCTCATAGTCCCAGCCGTCGGCGGTCCTGACCCAGCGCCGCCAGAACGGTGATCCATCGCGATGTCTGGCGATCCACCAGGGCGAGACCTGGCGGCCGTTGTCGAACATCTGAGCACGAGGATCACCGAGCTCGGGCACGGGCAGATGCATGATCGACGTCGGCTCTTTCATCGCCTTATCCCCAAGGCCAGGGCGATCGCCAGAATGGCGAGCCCTATCCAGATGATCCAGTTCCACATGCGCCGGCGGCGGGCACGCCGATAGGTCGCGCTGCGGCGGTAGGCCTGGTCGGCGGCGGAGATCATGGAGGCGACACTTCCTGCCGCCGATTGAGCTCGCGCCCGGCGCACCATTTGATGTCCGGCTCCATGCCGGCCTGCTGGGTGATCCAGTAGAGAAAGCCACCGTCGACTTCTGACCAGGGCTTGCCCTTGAAACCCTGCTTTTCGCCGATCGGGCACCGCGGGTAGAGCGCCGGCTCTTTCGTCCAGGCGACCATCTGGCGGGCCGTCTGATGGGCGAGAAGCGCCTGGAGGAGATGGGCCGTCACATAGGCATCAGGCGTCGCCCGATGTGGCGGCATCGTGAGGTGATGCGCCGGGGTAATGAGGCCCTGATCTTCGAGCCAGTAGCGCAGGGCGCCGTTGCTGTGGCTTGGCGCATCGGGCCAAACGCGGAGCGCGGCCTTCCATGTGCAGAGAGGGCGAAGCTGCCCGAGCACCTCAGGCGTCAGCCATTGGCCCTCGAAGTGCCAGGCGTGCGCCGAGAGAATGATCGCATCCGCGGCTGTCGCCTCATTGGCCAAGGCCTGCGCGGAAAACGGAGCACGGCCGGCGATCTCTTCCGGAGTGATGTGGTGAACTGCCCGCGCATCCGGCTTCAGGGGCCCATCCAGGCCGAAGAGACGGCCACCAGGCTCATCGATCAGCCAGGCGTCGCCTTCGGGGATCAGATCGCACCAGCCGGCCTCCAGCACGGCGTCGCTGGCCTCCATGCCGTTCGTCTCCAGATCGATCACGCGGATCAGAGGCATGGTCATTTCCAGATGGACAGAAGCCACACGAAGGCGAACGCGAAGGACGCAGCGCCGAGGACTCGGAGCGCAAGAGGAGGCGCGCTGCTGGGCTTCCCAGCGCCGCGGACGCTCGATCCTCTCCAAGCCGAAGGTGTGGTCATCGCGCGACTCTCGGCCAGATGGCCCAACAGGCTTCGCAATACCATTCGCGCTCCTGGTCCAAGACAAGGTCATAGATAGTCTCGACATTACTCCGCGCGGCACGATCAAGAATATCGGCACAGAATGTGTGGAAGCTAATGCCCGCGTTCTGTGCCTGGACTTTCAGACGCGCGTGCACATCTGGCGGCATGGCGATGATCTCGACCGGCCATTGCTCGCTCATGCCACTCCTCCATCGAACGGCCCAGTAGGAAGCCCGAGCTCGGCCGCTTCTCGGCCCTTCGCCGTAGTCGTAGCTTCCCAGGTCCGAAGGATTCTGCGAAGCGCCTCGGCGTCGCGCTCGCGGACGTGACGTAGACCGGGCCCGCACGCGGCGGCGTCCATCATCGCCTCGGCGATGCGCCTGCGGATCATGGTTTCCCAGGGGCCCATCAGCCGACCTCCTCTTCCGCATCGGTCCAGGGCGCGGGGCGCTCTGTTTCAGTGAGCAGGCGTACGGATGCGATCGCCGCTGGGTCCCAGATCACGCCGCTCGCGCAATCCCAGCCGTAATACCAGGAGAAGCCATGGCCGAGGCGGCGTTCCCAGACGTAGGGCGCGATGATCAGTCCCGCGTAGGAGCGCGCCAACCGGTTCCAATCAGGCTCACGGCCGATAAGTGGATGATCCGGAAATTTGATGGCGCACCACTCGCGATCGAAATCGTCGAGCGCCGCGGCGCCGACGACGCGCAAAATCGAGGCGCTTGATTTGAGCGTCACCTCATGGGCGAAGGCGAGGGCCTCGGTGTTCCAGTCCTCGCTCCTGCACCACCATTCCCAATCGTAGGGACCGGCGACGCTAACCCAGAAGCCGGCGCGCTTATAGGCCCCGTGGAGGCCATTGCGCGCTTTGATCGGTCCCGTAATCGGTGCGGCGGCGTAGTGGATAAGACGCTCGCCCATCAGAGGGCCAGCCTGCGGGCGATCCGGCGGCGGGCGCGGGACCAACGGTCGAAGGCGCGCCACCCGATGGCGGCCAGGATCAGCACCAGGAGCGAGATGCCTGCAATCACCGAGCCGATCATGGCGCCACCTCGACCACCGTGTAGGCGAAGTTCGCCCCGCCGCCGAGGGTGCGGGCCCGCGCCTCGTCCGCGGCCGCCTGGGCGCCCTCTCGGGTCTCGAACATCTGGGTCTTCCCGTCCTTCTTGAGGAAGGACGAGCGGTAGCCCGTCACGCCTCCCCAGACCTCGGCTTTCACGTAGAAGGTCGGGGCATTGGGATCGAGCGTCGTCATGCTTCTCTCCTCTGCTCCTGGCGGCGCCGCGCCTTACGCTCGGCCCACCGTTCAAAGAGCGCCCGATCCCAGTTGTTCGGAACACCGCGCCCGGGTTCGATCTCGATCGCGCTCACGCCCTCGACGCCGTCACGGCGGATTCGCGCCGTTGCGCCATCCTTGCGGACCAGCGGCCGCTTGCGCTGGATGGTCATTGGTGGCCGGCCCGCCGGCGCCGCTCAAGCCGCTCATCATCCGTTTCGCCGGCCGGGGGTGTGATCTGGGGAAAGCGCTGAGAGCGCCATTTCGCCAGCGCCTCATGGAGCTCCAGGAACCGCGCCCGATGGTACTCCGCGCCATCTGGGTTGCCCTCCTTTAGCGAGAGCGCCTCGCCGCGGTGGTGAGCGCAGAGCCAGCGCGCCCGATCGATGGCGACGCGCTGGACCTCGCAGTCGAAGCCATTGCGCTCCCAGATCGCGGGTTCACCCGCGACGCTGACCGCGAAGAAATAACGAGGGTTGAGAGGGATTAGTCGCATTTCGCTGTCTCCCGCGAAGTGGGCGGCCCCGGAGGGCCTAGTGACGACTCTCAATTAGCATAATGACATCAAAGTGTGAAGACTTTCTACACAGCGCTATCGCCGCACCGTGTAGCAGTCCCAGACGTAGCCCCCCGGCTGGTTGTTCAGGTGCTCGACAAAGGCGGCCGGCAGGTAGCCAAAGCCATGGGCGCCCCAGCCCGAGCCCCAGCTGTTCATGATGCGGTAGTACGGCGCGCCGCCGATCATCAGGCATCCGACGCAGAGCACGCAGTGCGTCGAGTAGAGGTGGTCGTTGCCGGTCGGCATCGTGACGACGCCGCTCCCGCCGCAGAACTCGAACGACGAATAGACATCGAGGCCGAGGACGAAGGGATAGCCGGCCTGCAGGCACGTGAGGAAGTCCGAACGGGTCTCGAGAAGCGAGTAGGTGACGATCCGCCCGGCCGGCTCCTCGCTGACTTCCTTCGCCGGCGGCGGCGTGGTGAACTGCGAGATCACGTAGGGCCAATCGGTCTCGAGGCCCACACCGGTGTTGGCCAGCACCTTGAGCGCGTCCCTGACCTGCAGACCGGAGTCAGAACCGACCGTGCCCTCGAGCACCCGGCCGTTGTAGTAGAGGTCGAGCCGCGAGTAGGGACCCCCGCCGATGAACTGACGGGCCTTGGTCGTCGCGTGCGCCGTGCAGGCGCCGAGCTGAGCCTGGTTCAGAACCGGCAGGATCGGCGCACTGAGATCAATCGTCGGAAAGACGGTGACCGGCGGCGGAGGCGGGCTCGGCGGCAAAGGGGGCGCGGGCGGCGCTGGAGGCGGTGCTGGAGGCGCAGGAGGCGGCGGAGACGGGGGAAGGGGCGGAGGAGGCGGTGAGGGCTTGTGGCCGTAGCCTGGCGCTTGCCGGAGGTCCACCTGGTAGGCCGCCTCGTTGAAAGCTGCGAGGGTGACGTGCGCGCGCCACAGGGAACCTTGAGCCTGCGCAGCGGCGTGTTGGGCGATATCGAGATGGCCCATCGCCGCGACGACCCGGGGATCGTCCGACACCCCGACGCGCGTTGCTGCGTCGTCAAGTTTCTCATAGAGCTTCGCGAGATCGGCGCTGGCCTGATCTTGCGAACCTTCGGCCCGCCACAATCGAGCAGCGACCTCAGAGACGAGCCGCGCAGGATCTGCGAGCAGCGCGACCTTGCGCGCGTCCACGACGCCGTGGGTCTCGGCGTACTTCCAATCGCGGGGATCGGGAGTGGAGCGGATTGCCCCGTAGGTATGAGGTTCGTCAGCCATGGACCCGCTCGAGCTCCTTCAGAAAACCCTGGACCGCGACCCGGATCGGACCGCCGATGCGCCGAGTCCCCATCTCCATCTCGCGCAGATGCCGGGGAGCGTGCTCGCCCTCCATCTGGAGGCGTTCCGCGAGCTCGGTGATGCTGAGCCCGAGGCGCGCGCGGGCGGCCGCCAGGTCGTCGCCGTCTCGGATCTTCATCCCAGGTCTCCCATCAAGGCCATGAGCACGCCCACTACCCGCGATCCCATCGCGCGGACACCGGCCTCGTCCGCGATCCGATAGAACACCCGGAGCGGCCGCCCTAGAGTCTTGGCGTGCCCCGCCTCCTCGCGCCGCGCCAGCCAGCCCGCCGCCTCGAGGCGCGCGAGGATCGGGGTCACCGTCCCGCTCGCGAGCCCGGTCTTTTCCCGGACCTGCTTCGGCGTCGCCTCCCCCAAGTGGGCGATCGCCCCCAGGGCCTTGAGCGTCTCCTCGGTGATCCTCGGGCCCTTCATAGCGGCCTCGAGTCGCCGTCGTCGGCGAAGAAGCACTCAATGAGGTCTTCCTCGTCGGGCGCAACCTCCTCGACGTACCAGCCGTCCCCATTGCACACGCTGCAGATCGCCTCGTAGCCGGTCTGGCTTCCATCGCGAGGGTCGTAGCCCGTCGGCACGAACCAACGTCCCTCGCCCCCGCATTGGCCGCATTGGACTTGGCGCAGCGGGGGCTCCTCATGCTCAGCCATCAGTCGTGATCCATGCACACGGCGTCTTCCGCGCCGTCGTCGACGATCTCATGCCCTCCGATAATCCGCGCAACCTGTTGGACGATTGCCAGCGCCTTAGGCTGGATGCCCTCGAGGTGATCGTGTGCGACCCGCTCGACCAGCTTCTCGTTGAGCGCCGCGTCGCATACGGGGTTCGAGCACACGTCTTCGGCGATCCACCAACACGGCACCGCGTCTCCGCTATGGTTGAAGAAGACGCAGACCCGCGCCTCGACGCAGCCGCAGTAGCGGCAGGTTCTCTCGGTCATCGGCTTTCTCCGTGCTCGGCCAGCCAGTCGAGCGTGGCCTGAAGGCTCTCGATCTTGCCCGCGTAGGCCGGGCGGTTGAACGACTTCAGGCGCCCGATCTCCAGGAGGATCAGGACCCGGGTCTCGCGGTGCGGGGTTTCCCGCGGCCACATGGGCCGCATCGCCTGACCGAGATCGCCGGCAGCCTTCATCGCTCCACCGCCTCGGAGGCGTTGTTGAATTGGGGTCATGGGCGGTAACGAGTTTTCTCTGCAAGCGGCTGCCTGAGCATCAAATGTTCGATCCTTAAGAGGGCGGCTAGAATGTGGGCGTCTCCCTGGCCGGCGAGCGCAGGAAACGCCATGTCCCAGGCCGCCCGCCAGCGCTCAGAAACTCTCTGCTGGTCCAACGAGTCACTCATCATCGTGATCTTCGAAATGAACGATCACTCGCGTTTCGTGGAAGTGCGCAGCTTCGATTTGCTCATCTGTCATTGAGGCGACGCGCATTGCAGCTTTCGCGTTCTCATATGCTGAGCGAAGCGGGTTGTAGATTTCCTGCTGCATGAGACCGTATACCCGTGGCGTTACGTGGAGGTCCCTTATTCGCGGGTCCGGCTTTGGTCTTAGCTTTTAAAGATGGCTCTGCTGGTCCAACGATCTTCTCCAGTTGTTCGGGGCGGTCATTTGTGTGCCGAGCCGCCCCCGGTTCGTCCGGCTGCTTCGGCGCTCCTGCAACCGCTATCTTCGGTGCGAATAGGCTGAGTTGTTCCGAGCCAAACAGCGGCGTGTTGATGCGCTCGGCAAAGGCAAGAGCTTCGCGATGGTCGTTGGCGTCGCGGCCTTCCATGCGAGCTGCGAACGACCACGCCATGCTGTCGGCGCTGTAGAGAAGCCGGCGGATCAGCGGGCTTTCCAGCGCCGTGACCTTCACACCAAAGCCGTGCAACCGAAGGTCCGGTCGCACCTCCTTGATCGAACACAAGATGTCTTCAACTAGACCGATGGCGCCTTGGCGCTTGCAAACGCTACCGACACCGACCCAGGCGTACCGCTCAAGGCGCTTGCCGTAGTCGTGGACGTGGTTCTGGTAGTCGCGGACGGTCCAGCCTTGTAGCACGGGCATCAGAGAGCAGGGATCGCCGCCTCTGGCCCTCCAGGCGGCGCGTAGGGCCTCAAAGCGCTCAATCGTGAGCCGCTGGTGGTCGGCGACCGTGAGGCCCGTCTTCGCAAGCATAAAGGGCTCGCACATGTAGTCCTGGCTGACGACGGCATCGAGCTTGCCGATCCGCGCCCAGCGCGCCGCGCCTTCGGCATAGGCGTCCGGCTCGTCCTGATAGGCGCCGTGCAACGCCAACTCACGGAAGGCGCCGCTGTCGAGTATCCAGCCGAAACGAGCGGGGCGGAAGTCGCTCTTGCGCTTCTTGATCGCCCGATAGCTGACGCACGCCAGATCAACGCGGTGCGCGTCGCTCGGATGGTGCATACCGAGATAGAACTTCATCGCTCGGCCATGACGATCAGCGATTCCGCGTCGCGCAACTCCAGCGTCACTTGCGCCATGCCTTCCAGATTGGCGAGCCGCACCGCCTCTCGGATGCGCGCCCACAGGGCCTCCACGCCGCCGCTGTCGGCCAGCTCATAGGTGGCTAGGATACCGGCTCCGAAGCGCCGGATGGTGCTGCGGACGCGCCCTTGGCGGCGCAGACTCCCCATCATCCGAGTGACCTCGTTGGCCGTCATATCGAAGCGGTCCTGAAGCTGGTGATTCGTCAGCGGCCGTTCGGCGAGCGCTTCGAGCGCCCGAACGGTGCGCGGCTTCCTGAGTGTAGCGCATGACGGCTCGGGAACTAAAGATTCGCTCACGTCTTCCTCCCGGTAGGGTGAAGGGCGGGGGTCTCAGTCATAGCCCCAACTCGCCGCGATGCGCTTGAACTCCTCGTAGCGACGCTGGCCCTCAACCGTGCCGTCGGGCCTGCCCGCCAGTTCGGACAGCGGCGTTCCTGTAGGCTCGCCGGGTTCGCTGGAGAACAGTGGCACGGCGAACTCGTCGTCAAACTCCGGCGGCTCGCCTAGTTCGCAACAGTGGATGCAGAGCCATTGATGCTCGGCGCGCTCATACTCGAACTCATGCTTGCCGCAGCAATCGGCGCAGATGGCCGACCAGTCGTCAGGCTCAACGTAGGTGTCGCCGCCGCAGTGGCGGCACTTGAAGGTCGGAGGGATCATCGCGTCTTCATCCTCTGGCGGACTTCTGCGGCGCGACGGAAGTCTCCTGCGGTTACCCGCTTGCCGCTGGTGAGCGTCACCACCACACGATCATCGTAACCGCCGATTGGCTCGACGCTAGAAGGTCCCAGCGCCTCCTCCCCTTCCGCTACCAGACGGGTGAGGCGGTCGATTTCGTCGGCGAGGACTTCCAATGCGGTTCGCATGCAGACCATCCGACAGATGCGAAACTCGTTTTCGTCGCTGCGAGGATCGTAATTGTCCCACGGTGACGGCTCGCCACGCTGGGCGGCTTCTTCGGCGTCGTGCGCTCGGCACATCGCCTCAACCTGTGTGTCGCTGAGCGTCATAGCAGGATCGTCCATCGCCAGAGGTCTAGGAACCAGCGTCGGTGCTCCCGCCACTGGAGACGCTTGACCCCCAATTGGGGTTTAGCGAGGCGCATGATCCTCATCGCAGCGACCTGTGCCGAATGGCGGCGCGCTTGATCTCGTCGTGCGCCTTTTGCTTGTAGTCGTAGGGCCAGCCAGTGTCGTCTCGGTAGACGATCTTGGAAAACTTCAGTCCACCGATAAAGGCCCACGCCTCGTAGCGGTCGCCGTTTTCGCGTTCGTGGATGTCTTCAGAAACTCTCTGCTGGTCCAACGATCTTCTCCAGTTGTTCGGCTCGGCGAGCGATGATCCGGTCAACTCGCGCCATCGCCATGCGGAGGCTGGCGTAGGTGCATCTTGACTTGTGGAACTCGGGGTCGCCAAGGTGCTAGGGTCTGTCATAGGCAAGCGGCTGACCTACGCGGAGCTAACTGGACATGCCGTCTCGACAGCCCCCGCCTGAAAGTCCCGGCAAGGACGCGGCCGCCAACGAAACG